TCAGTTTCTGGTTTAACATCCATAGGAACAATAAATACTTCAGTATTATCAGCAACATCTATATCGGCAACAACTTATTATGGTAATGGTTCTAACTTAACTGGAATAAGCACTATAGTCCAAACAGATAATGTTGTTTATGTTTCTAAAAATGGAAATGACTCTACAGGGGCTAGAAATTTATTGACTAAACCTTTTTTAACTCTAGACGCTGCAGTGACAGCGTCCACTTCAGGGGACACAATTGTTGTTTTTCCAGGCGCCTATACTGCGACGACAACTTCAACAAATGGTATTGCTAAAAATGGTGTTAATTATTACTTCCATCCAGGTGCTACTGTTTTAAAAACATCTTCTGGTGATATTTTTAACAATACAGGGTTTTCTTTGCCAACAAATGTGTATGGGCAAGGCTCTTTTAATAAAACAACTAGCACTGGCCTTATTTACAACTCATCTATAAATTACTCAGAATTTAATGCATTAGACATAAGTAGTACAGTATCAAATTGTATTTATTTAGGCGGTACGTATTCAAAAGTCAACCTTAGATATGGTGTAACTACAGCAGGAAGGGTAATTTTTGTAGACTCTACATATTGTGATATAAAATTTAAGTATTTAAGAAGCACATCGTCTGAAGCAATGTTTTGCCAATCATCTTCAAGTTATTTACAAGCTAATGGCGAGTTATGTGAAAGTACAGCTACTCAAGCGATTTATGTTAATGGTTCAAATAATTCAATTTTTAATATTTCCAACGTATTAGGAAATGCTTCTACGGGATTTTCTTCTTATGCAGCAAGGTATATATTCAATGGTAATACAAATTATTTTTATCCATTTTCTTGTAGTGTTACATTTAATGGGTATGCAACTACCTTAAAAACATCAGGTGTTGTTGTTGGAGGAGCTATGTGTCAAACTTTAATAGTTAATGATGATTACGGAAATAACGCTAGGGCTGATGTTCAAATGCTTGGAACTAGTTTGAGCATCACACAATCAGCAGGTGTTTCGAATATAAAACTACCTAGATCTTGTACTTACTTAACAGTAAGTTCCACTGGAGGAGTTATGAATTTTGATACAGCTCATTTAACAGATGGTTATTTTTACGGAACAGGATATCAATTTTTGATTAGCGGTGGTAGGGTAAATTTAAATTCTTTAAATGCGCAATTAGTGGATAGATGGGAATTTATTAGAATTAGCAGCGGGATATTAGATCTGGGCCAGTCAACCATTAAATTAAACTCTAGTGCAACAACAACTTATAGTAGTACTGCAAGTAGAAATACTGGTATTAAATATTCTGGAGGTACATTAATTTCAAATGGCGCTAGAATAGTAACATTAAATGACGATTGTTTGCCAATAGAAGTTTATTCGCCAAATTTAAAATTTAAAGTATTATCTGGAGGTTTTAATACAAATTCAACTATTGGCGTTTTAAGTGCAAAAAAACAAAAATATAAACTAACAATTAACTCGGTAGCAACAACAACTATTGTTCTTAATGATGGTAGTGGAGGAAATGAGACTTTTACAGAAACAAATACTGCTGTTTATAACACTACTGCTTTGTTAGCTCAAAGAATAGCTGCACTTATCAATGCTTCTGGCACGTTAGATATCACTGCAAGTCAAGACAATCCAGGTACAGATACATATTTTTATATCGAAGCTGATACAGCAGGGGTGCCATTTACAATGTCAACATATACAAACCTAACAGCTGTTATCATCAGAGTAAATAGTTATAGTATGACAAATAGCACTGGAGGTATGATTATAGAAGATGCTGATGTAGAATAATTTTAAATATTTATAAAAAATGAAAGAAATTAATAATATCGTAGTTCAAATATCTGAAGAGCAACATCTTTCAGAAGAAAGATTTATTGTGAACTATATTGAAAATAACGAACAAGAGTACAAAATAGTAAATAAATCTAGTTTAACTGAAAGTGAATTAGATATTTATAATGCTTTTATAAACTTAGCTAATAGTAAAATATAATGGCAATAAGAAATGTTAGAGTAGCTGGAGGCAATGGTATTGGATATACTTATGAAGTAGATTCAAGTAGTGATTATTCTGGGTTAACAAGTAATATTTATTTTAAAGACTTAAGTCTTGGCGTTGATGGTTTAATTAGGTATAAATCTTCTACTGGAGAAATTATGGATATTTTTTCTAGTAGCGGTTCAACTTCTTCAACTTTTACTGGAGGTACAGTCGACGGTTCAACTAATTTTACTGGAGGATTAACGGCTAACACTTTTAGTGCATCAACAATTATTTCTCAAAATACACTAAGCGCTTCTACTTTTTATTCAACTCAATCAAGTGGTGATGAAGGTGGTGAAATTGTATTATCTGTTGCTCAAACTAATAGTTCTTTGAGTGGAAATTCTGTTACTATTGATATATACCAAAATAAACTTAGGTTTTTTGAAACAGGAGGAGTTAATAGAGGTGCTTATATTGATTTAACATCTGCTGGGTCTGGAGTAGCATCTAATTTATTGACTGGTGGAGGAGGTGAAGCTAATACAGCCTCAAATTTAGGTATAGGAAATGGGTTGTTTGCTCAAAAAAGCGGCGTCGATTTACAATTTAAGTCATTAACTTCAACTGGCGGAACTGTTAGGTTTATAACAGGTTCTACAACTCTTAATTTAGAATCTTATTTTACAGGAGGTACTGTAACTGGTGCTACTACTTTTACAAATGGATTAACAACTAATTCTATAAGCGCATCAACATATAGTGGAGATGGATCTGGTTTAACTAATGTTACAGCAAATTTACCTTATGGGTTAGTATATGCAATTTCTAGCGGAAATTTTTTAGCTTAATATAATAATAGTAATAATAATAAAATAAATAAAATATGGCAAATACATCATTAAATACGTTCCCTATTTATACAGCATCTGCTGATACTCAGTGGTCTGTATCAGCCGTAACGGCAAATACAACAAAAGATTTAACATCTGGTACTAGTCATTTAGTTTTTACTGCAGGTCCAAATGGTGGATATGTACAAAGAATGAGATTTAGACCTTTAGGTACTAATGTAGCAACTGTTGCGAGAATATTTATTAATAATGGTAGTGCAACATCAGGAGCTACAAATAATGCTCTTTGGGATGAAATTTCTTTAGCTGCAACAACATTATCTGAAACTTCAGCATTATCAACGTATGAAATTCCTTTAAACTTTGCTTTGCCTGCGGGTTATAGATTGTATGCAACACTTGGTACAGCTGTAGCTGCGGGATATACTATAACTTGTGTAGGCGGTAAATATTAATTATGGAACATTATTTATGTGAGTTCGAGTATGGCTATGTTGGTCAATTCTATCAAGTTGTTGTTGATGGAAATGTAATAGGCTATGTTGATTTGGATAATAATCAATTAACTCTTGAAGGTAGTTATGGATACAGAATAGTTAATGTTGAACCTATCATACCTTATTGGGTATAAAAATAAAAATTATGATAGATACTTTTCATTTTGCAAATAGAGAATTAAGCAATCAAGCTTTCTATACTCAAGGTGCTAATAACTGGCAAGTTTGGCAAAAGCCAAATAGCGCTAAGGTTATTAGTATTATGGCTATAGGTGGCGGAGGCGGTGGAGGTTCAGGTCAACCAGGTACAGGCTCTACAAGTAGAAGGGGTGGTGCTGGTGGCGGATCTTCATCTGTATCATTAGGTGTTTTTTCTGCTACTATGCTTCCAGATACTCTGTTCGTTCAAGTTGGCTCAGGCGGAATTGGAGGTTCTGGTACTACAGGTTCAAACGGAAGTTCTGGCGCATTATCTTATGTATCTGTACAGCCAAATACTACAGCGATTAATATAGTAGTTCAAAGTGGTGCTGTTGCTGCTGGTGGAGGTAACTCAGGTACAAACTCAGGTACGGCAGGTATTGCTGGTACAGCTTGGGCTGGAACTGGTAATATTTTAAATGATTTAGGTTTAGTTACTTCAATAGCTGGTCAAGCTGGTAGTGCTGGTGTTTCAGCTGGTGTTTCTACTAGTATAACAATTGCTGGAATTACAACAGGCGGTGGTTCTGGAGGTGGTACAAACTTAGGTACTGTGTTTTCTGGAGCTTCTATTATTGGGACAGGTTTCTGTGCTACAATATCAGGAGGGACAGGAAATGTCAATGCAAATGGCGTTGATGGTACTGGTGGTTTTGTGTCTTTAAATCCATCTATAAATGGTTCTACTTATTTGCCAATGTTTTTTACAGGTGGTGCTGGTGGAGGCGCTTCAAACAACTTTGTAGGTGGTACTGGCGGAGCTGGAGGTTATGGTTCTGGTGGAGGCGGCGGCGGAGTTGGTGTCACCAATAGTGCTGGACCTGGTGGTCGAGGCGGAGATGGTATTGTTATTATAACTTGTTATTAATATGATTGAATTTTCTCACATACCAAACCAACCTCAATATCATAAAGTGTTTTATGCTTCTGGAGATATTTGGCAAGTTTGGCAAAAACCAAATAATGTAAATTTTATTTATTTTTACGTTATAGGCGCTGGAGGAGCTGGCGGAGGAGGTAGAACTGGCGCAGTAAACTCAGGTGGAGGCGGAGGCGGAGGAGGCTCTTCTTCTGTAAGTGTTGGATTATTTCCAGCTTTTATGTTGCCAGATATTTTATATGTGCAAGTTGGTTTAGGTGTTTCTGGTGCAACAGCTGGAGCTGGAGCTGCTTCTGGAGATTTATCTTATGTATCTGTACAACCAAACACTAACGCTCTTCATGTTGTTATGAAATCTGGAGATTCTCCCGCTGGAGGTGGTGGTGGAGGAACTAACACAGGTACTGGTGCTGGTGTAGGAGGAACTGCTGGTGCTGCTTGGACATATACCAATTTTCCTTATGGTAAAGTTGGTATGATTACTTCTGTTGCAGGTCAAACTGGTGGAGCTGGAGGTTCAAACGTTCCTGCTGATGCTCCTAATATTACGCCAATATTAGGTGTTACCGCTGGCACTGGAGGTGGAAGCAATAATGCGGGTGGTACTACACAGGGTTTACCAGGTAATATAACAGGTAGCGGTTTTTTACCGACTATATCTGGAGGAACTTCTAATGTTGCTGATAATGTTGCTAGAGCTGGAAAATTTGGTTTTATGGGAATAAAACCAGGTACAGAATCTTATATGAATTTACCTATGGTATTTACAGGTGGATCTGGTGGAGGTGCTGGTGGAAATACTGGTTATAGTGGCGGTACTGGAGGTAATGGTTCTTATGGCTCAGGAGGTGGAGGCGGAGGTGCTTCTTATTCATCTACTGGAGGTTCAGGAGGACGTGGAGGAGATGGTTTAGTGCTTATTAGTTGTTGGTAAATATTTATTTAGATATTTATTGATAAATATTTATTATGAAAGAATTCTTCACTTCAATTTGGGCTCTTTTATGGGCTATTTTTGTTACGTGTTTAATGTGGACTATTGGTTTTGTGTATTCTATTGGATATTCTATATGGCTTACTATAACTCTTAAAAAGTGGTATGCTTTTTTTAAGTTTTGGTGGAGGTTAGTAGATGGTGTTTTATTTGCAATAGGTCATATTATATTTGAAACGGCTTATGGTTTAGATTTAACATGGAATGTGAATGGAGAAATCATAGAAGATATGGTAACAAACGAAGAGAATACCACTTTTACAGATAGAGATATGTCTGTTTCTGCAAGTATAGGTAAATTACAGATTGATGACAAATTAAATAAATTTGGCTTAAGGTTTAGTAAATTATTAAATTTTGTATTTTGGCAAAAGCAACATGCTATTGATGCTTGGTATTATACAAAAGCAAGAAAAGATTTGCGTGAAAAATATTTTCAGAAAAAAAATACTAATAAATAATTAAAATATATTTATATATATGAATGTTGGTATAGGTGAAATAGTTTATGAACAGATATTATCTTTTGATGTAGATAATCATCCTGTTACTGGTGCAACTTTTGATAGTATATTGTTTTTTAATGATTCACCATATTCAGGAAATACACCTAATTATTCTTTAACTGATTCAGTTAGGGGTGTATTTACTTTTTCTTGGTCTGGAGATTCTTATGGACAATATCAACTTTATGCTAAAAACAACTCCACTAATGTAATTTTTATTTCTAATATAGTTGAAATAAAACCAACTATAGACTCAAATATCTATATAGGTCTGTAATAGAAAATAAATAATTGTAAGCTATTTATCAAAGAAAGCTTATAATTAATGACTTCTGAATATATTTTACAAGAGCGCATAAAATGTGCTAAAAGCCCTGTTTATTTCTTAAATAATTACGGTTATGTTTTTGACGCTATGGCAAAAAGCGTTAGAAAGATGAAGTGTTTCGAATATCAAGAAAGATGTGTAAATGTATTTCATAAAAATCAAAACTCCATTATATTAAAATCTAGACAAACAGGCCTTTCTGTTATTACAGCAGGTTATGTTGCTTGGAGATTAATGTTTAGATACGATGAAAGAATTTTAATTGTTGCCAATGATGGTAATGGTGCTGAAAGATTCTTAGAAACAGTGAAACAATTCATCCAAAATACGCCAAACTGGCTTCAGCCAGAAGCTATATTGTTAAACAATAGAAGAAAACTAGTTTTTTCAAATGGATCATGGGTTCAAGCAAAGGCATCATCTCCAGATGCTGGTCGTGGAGATTCATTGACTATGCTTGTATTGGATGAGACAGCTTTTATTAAAGATGCTGAGGCTATTTGGATGGCGGCAGGTATGGCATTGTCTGCCACAAAAGGAAAGTGTATAATGATATCCACACCCAACGGAACTGGTAATTTATATCATAAGACGTGGGTGGGTGCTACTAAAAAAGAAAATGATTTTACTCCATTAACTGTTCATTGGACTGAAAATCCACAATCTTCTGTAGGTTTACAAATTAATAAAAATGTCAATGGAGAAGAATTTCCGTGGAGTCCTTGGTATGAAGAACAATGTAGAAGAATGAATTATGATAGTGTTAAGATTGCTCAAGAGCTTGATTTATCTTTTGAGGGATCTAAATATCTTGTTATTGAACAGCAACTTATTGATAAATATGAAAAAAGAGTTAGAGGTCAAAAACCAAATTTCTACATCAAATACGATTTTGCATTTAAAGGAACAGCAGAGGCTGGTAATTTTATATTAGATGAAACAGCTTTTCATGTCTGGAAAAGACCTGAGGAGGGTAAACAATATATAGTTGGTTGTGACGTTGCTCGTGGAGATGGTAAAGATTATTCAACGATACAAGTTTTAGATGCAGATACTTTAGAACAAGTTGCAGAATACAGAGATAAAGTAGGTGTGGATTTATTTCCTTATTTAATTGATTGGGTTGGTAGAGTATATAATACAGCTTATTTAGTTGTAGAGTGCAACTCTTTTGGTTTACACGTTGCACTTACATTGAGAGATCAATTGCAATATAAAAGAATGTTCTTTTCTAAAAATGTTCAAGATATACATGTTAGACCATATGATTATAAAGTAAATGAGGGTACTGAAATACCAGGGTTTCAAACTACAATGAAAACTAGACCATTAGTAGTGGCTTCTATTATACAACATATGAGAGAAAATTCTTTAATACTTCATTCTCCTAGGCTTACTTCTGAATTTTCAACATTTGTAATGGTTAATAACAAACCTCAACATGAACCAGGTTTCAATGATGATTTAATATTTGGTTTAGGTCTAGCCTTGTATGTTAGAGATAATGAATATAATAATATAGTTGCAACAGATGGGTTATATAAATCCATGCTTAGTGCAATATCTTTTAATTCAAATAATATGATGGGTAAAATAGATTATAATAACCCACAAAACAAAAAAGACATTACAGTTCCAGATGGAGGAAGTGGGTTGTTTTTAGGGTCTTCTTTTACGGATTCAGATGATAATGATTTAGATTGGTTGTTAAAAAATTGATTTTACACGCTTAATTACTTATATTTAAAAAAATACAAAAAATGGCTGAAGATAAAAAACCGCAAAGTATATTCCAAGGAGTTGTAGATGCAATAAATAAAGGTAAAAAAAGAACACCTACAATGCCAGCTTCTGCTCAGTTTGTTCCAAACAAACCTGGTGACTTGGTGAATGGCGGTTATAATCCAATGGAAGAAATGCAACAGCAATTTCTAGATTGGCAGGTTAACAAGATAGCACATAATTTATATACTAGATCTATTTATTTCGATACAGATAGACTTAGTGCATATCAAGATTTTAGAGCCATGGATATGTCTCCAGAAATCGCCGCTGCGCTTAATATTATAAGAGATGAATGTTTAACTAGAAATGAACGAGGAAATATATTGGATATATATTCTGAAAATTCAAGAGTAAAACAAATTCTTAAAGATTTATTCGGAACTAGAATAAATGTAGATTATAATTTAAAGCTTTGGATTCGTGATTTAATCAAATACGGAGATTACTTCGTGTATCTTGAAATAGATAAGAATGATGGAATATATAATTTCTTATCTTTACCTGTGGAAGAAGTTCATAGAGAAGAAGCTTATGATGGAAATCCTGATAGCGTAAGATTTCGCTGGGAAACTATGGGTATGTATCTTGAAGATTGGCAAGTTGCACACTTTAGAATATTAGAGGACACTAAAAAATTGCCTTATGGCCGTTCTATGTTAGATCCTGCTAGAAAATTGTGGAAACAATTGCAGTTAGCAGAGGATTCAATGTTAGTTTATCGTATAACTAGAGCGCCAGAGAGAAGAGTGTTTTATATTGAAGTTGGTAATTTGGGAGATCAAGATGTTCAAACATACATCATGAAAATACAAAACCAAATAAAGAAACAGCCAGTTGTTGATTCTAGGAATGGTCAGTATAATCTAAAGTATGACCCAATGAATATTACAGAAGATTATTTTATTCCTATTAGAGGTGATAAGTCTTCTAAAATTGATACATTACCTGGAGCATCAAATATGGGAGATATTCAAGATATTGAGTATTTACAAAATAAATTATTCGCATCATTACAAGTTCCAAAAGCGTACTTAAATTATGCAGAAAATCTACCTGGGGGATCAACACTTTCTCAGGCAGACTTAAGATTTGCAAGAACAATAAATTCCATACAAGAAGTTGTATTGTTAGAGCTTAGAAGGATTGCTAATATTCATCTTTTCTTTTCAGGTCTTAAAGATGAAATAGATAACTTTACTTTAACACTTACAAACCCATCAACTCAACAAGAATTGTTGAAGCTAGAAACGATGAAAGCTAGAATGGAAGTGTTCAAAGAGATGTATAATTCAGAAGCCAATTCTCCAGTTTCTTATACTTGGGCTATGGAAAATATTTTAGGATTTTCTAAAGCGGAAATAAAACTTATTTTGAAACAGAAAAAAGTTGAAAAGAAAATATTTGCAGAAATTGATGCTTCTGTTGAAACTTATAAGAAAATTGGTTTATTTAGAGAGCTAGATGAAAAATATGAAATTCCAGGAGCTATAGGTACTGGAGCGGCTACCACAGGTGAAGAAGGTGGTGGCGGCGGCGGTGGCGGCGCATTAGGAGGCTTAGGAAATATAGAATTAGGAAGTCAACTTGGAGGTATGGAAGCAGGCGGTGGATCACCTGAAGTTGGAGGAGCGCCTGAGACTGGAGGAGCACCTGAGGCTGGAGGAGCACCCGAAGCACCATTGGCAGAAAATAGAAATAATATAATAAAAAGAGTTTTAAAAGAGTCTGACAAAAACACTGAAGATTTATTACTTGATTTATTAGGTGATACAACGGATGCACCAACATTAGCTGAGAGGGAAGAGAAAGAAAATAAGTTATTAAATCAAAATAAAAAATTGAATTATAAAATTCAAAAAATGATTGATAATATTCAAGTTAGTTTAGATGAAACAAAGCAAGTAGAAAGAATCGAGAATACAAAAAAATTCCAAGCTGATAAAAGTAAAAATACACTTTTTGAGAGAAGTAATATTGTAATAGATAAGACAAACTCAATGTTTCAGCATCTAGAAGAGATGATGAGTGGAAATAAAGTTACTGGTTTTGGATTTAAAAAAGAAGAAGTTGAATTTAGTGAAGATGAAGTTTTATCAGAAGATTTTATAGAAGAAATTGATATAAATGAAGAAATAATAGAAGAGAATATCGAAGACTCTGAAGAACAAAAAGAAAAATAATGGAAAAATATCCTGGTTGGCTAAATATAAATGATACATACAAAATCAAAAAAGATTTTGCAGAGCTTAAATCTATTATAGATCAAATAGAACAAGATATAAACGCCTTCTTGGGTAATAGAAAAGTTAAATATAAAGGTAAGAGGGCTAGAAAAAAATTAGCCCTTTTAAAAAAAGAATTAATACCAAATATTTCAAGGAAAATTTTAAAAACTAAACAAGATTATGAAAGTGACTACGAATAGTCACTTTTTTTTTGTATATTTGTGTTATGAAAGCAAAAAAAGATTTAAAGTCAGTTTTGGTTGATAAAGAAATATATGAAGATTTTAAAAAGATTGCCAATAGAAACGGATTTAAAGTTAAAGAATTAATTGAAAAATTAATGATTATTTTTAAAGAAAACAATGTTTAATTTAGTGTTTTAACAAAATTTTTTATTTCTTTTTTATTCATTAATATAACGATGTTTTCTCCTACGGATTTAACTGAATCCCATTTTGCGTGATTTTTAGCTTCTAAAGTTTTATCCGCACCATTTCTGTTATATGTCCAAGTTGATTTAATTTCTATTGTTGTACCTTTAAATAGAAAATCTGGGTTATATATACAAGTTTCATTGTTAAACTCATAAGTGAATCTTTTTGGTTTTTTAATCTCTTTTAATAATCCTCGTTCCTCCATAAGTTCTAAGAAGAACAATTCATAGGAAGATTGGTATAGAATATTTGTGTCCTTATATTTTTTAACTCTATGAAGTGATTTTAAAATTTTTTCGTATATTTTAGGGTTTTGGGTTTGATTTCTAAATCCAAATTTTTTTAGACAAGATTTTTCAGATTTAGCCCTAAAATCATTATGTTCCACATAATTCTCAACACCATATTTTAACTTCATAGTTTTTTTTGCTTTTTTTCTAATATCTTTATCTTTTAGTGGGTTATCTACGCCATACAAATTAACCCAGGTTTCTTTAGCTTTTTCTCTATTTGTAAAACTTTCATTACCATATCTTTCTTTTTTAGTGTTTTTAGATTTTAATTTAAATTCATTAGATTCAGTATAGCTCTTTACACCATATAGTTTTAATATAGTATCGCTTTTTTTGTTTTTTATAAAATCTGAATTATCTGAACATTCTTTTGAGCAAAAATTTAACAATTTAGATGAGTTTGCCCAACTTACAGGATTGTTACAGTTTTTACATTTAGGAAATTCAGTAATATCTTTTCTTATTAATTCACAACGACCAACTATTTTAAAATCAATTGGAAAAGTTTTTGTATGTTCTATAATAATATTATTAAAGTTAGGATTGATTTTGTTTAAGAGTGATATTTTACTTGGAGATACCTCTCCTTGTGAATCAATTAGGTATTGTTCAATGTGATTTTTAATGTTTTCTTTTGAAGGAAACGCCGCTATTGTGTCGATTACTTTTTGTTTTGTGTTTCTTGAATGATTAGGATCAAGTATTGACCAATAACTTTTAAATTCATTATATAGTGATTTATTTTCTTTGAAGAATGTTTTTAAAGATGGTAAAGACATTTTTTCTAAACTTCTTTCTTTTAATTTTTTTGATAATTCAAACATTATATTTATATTTGTATTAATAAATATTAAAAAAATATATTTTTTATGTCTCAAAATCAAGTGTGTAGTCAAAAAAATTGTAATTGTGGGAAAGAGCATATATATAAAGATGAGCTAACTGAACTATATAAATTGTCTGTAAATCAAGCATTTGAAAAGTTTGAAGAGAAAAAATATGAATTAAAAAATTATTTAAAAGAAGAGGAGGATAGGAGGAAGAGACCTATGGTTCACTTACATTGTCATTCGTTTCATTCTATATTGGATGGATGTGGAAGTATAGATAATTATGTTAAACTTGCAAAAGAATATAATCACCCAGCAATAGCTCTAACTGATCATGGTACACTTTCGGGTACTTACGAGCTTTTTAAAAAATGTAAAGCTGGTGGTATAAAGTCGATTATGGGAATGGAGGCTTATGTAAATGATAGGCAAGGAGAGTTTGAAGAGAAGAAATATGAAGGTGGAAATTCTCATCAGTCTATATTTGTTATGAACCAAGAGGGGTTTGTTAATATAAATAGATTAGCTTATCGCTCTTACGATGAAGGGTTTTATAAAAGAGGTAGAATTAAAACCGAATGGTTATTTGAACATAAACAAGGTTTGTTTTTGACAACTTCTTGTGCTGTAAGCCATATGTCTAAATTGGTTCTTGAAGGTAAAGAGAGTGAGGCTGAAGAATATTTAAAAGGTCTTATGAGAGAGTTTGGAGATAATTTGGTTGCTGAATTACAATTTAATGAATATGAAGGTCAAAAAGTTTATAATAGCTGGCTTTTAAAGATGATTAAAAAGTATAGCCTCATGCCTATACTTACAAATGATGTTCATTACGCTTTCAAAGAAGATGCCGAACTTCAAGATACTCTTATTGCTATAAATCAAAAATCAAAATTAGGAAATTCATTTAAGCTCAATACGAGAAATCTTTACTATGCAAATGTAGATGATTTTCATAATTTCAATAAACAATTTGGATTTAACTATCCAGAGTCTTTTGTTGATATGTGCTTAGATAACACTCTTAAAGTTGCTGAGAAGTTAAATTATGAGTTTGATACAAAAACAGAAAAATATCCAAAATACGAAGCAACCCCAGATGTTTCTGGTTATTTTAAGACAGATGATACAGAGACTATTATTACAAGATTAGCTTTTGGAAAATTAAAACAAAAGTTAGCAAAATACAAAGAAAATGGTTTAGTTGATATAACTCCAGAAAAAGAAAAAGAATATAATGATAGGTTGATATATGAACTAGAGGTAATTAAGGAGAAAAATACATTAGATTACTTTTTGGTTTATTGGGAGTTAATTAGAGATTACAGACAAAAGGGTTATAATATTGGACCATCACGTGGTTCTGCTGGAGGATGTTTATTGTCTTGGTGTTTAGAGATTACAGATATAGACCCTATAAGGTTTGATTTGTACTTTGAAAGGTTTTTAAATCCTACTCGTAAGGGATTACCAGATATTGATGTAGATTTTATGACAGGCACAGACCATATTACTAATGGTTTTTTACATGAAAAATATGGTAAAAATCGTGTTTTAAGCGTTTCTACTTTTTCTACATTTAACGAAAAAGGATGTTTAAAGGATGTTGTAAGAGCTCATTTTGGAGACGAAGAAACTGGTTTTGAGTCTGATGTTCATGCTGTTACTAAAGAAATGCCGAACTTTGATAAAGTCGAATACTCTTTAGGTGATTGGTTTGAGAGATGGCCAAACGACCCTGCTTGTTCAGACAGAGTAAGGATGTGGCTAACAGATAAGAGTAATAGAAAAATATTAGATCAGACATTAAAATTACAAGGTCAAATTAGAGGTATTGGTCAACACGCAGCAGGTATAGTAATTACACCTGGTCCTTGTTGGGAGTATTTACCAACAAATATTATTGCTTCTAATAAAAGTATTGTAACAGCTTTTCAAGAAGCTGATAAAAGTGGAAAAGATTTATCTGAACTTAATATTCTTAAGTTGGATAGATTAAAACTTGAGACTTTAAATGTAATTGAAGATACTATTAGAGTTGTTAAAGAAAAGCGTGGATACGATATTACCGAAAAAGTAAGAAACGTAAATATAAAAGACCCTAATTTGTTTATTGAATTAAGGCTAGGCATGAATCATGGTATATTTCAGTTTGAAAGTCCCGGGATGAATGCTTTGATTAGAGGAATGTCAACAGAGAGTTTTGCAGAACTTACTGCAGCTAACGCTCTTTATAGACCAGGGCCTATGGGTATCGGTGCTCATGAGGAGTTTATTAAAAATAAATTTCACCCTGAAAATATCAAATATGTACATCCAGCTCTTGAAACTATTTTGAGTGAAACAAATGGGGTATTGATTTATCAAGAGCAGCTTATGTTTTTGGCAAATAAAATTGGAGGCATGAGTTTGGGTGAAGGAGATATGCTTCGTAGATATATGGATAAGGCTAGTTCAGCTATCATGAAGAAGTCTGCTGGTGAAACTTTAAATAAAAAAGAACAAGATAATTATTCTGAATTTGAAAAATATTGGAATAAATTTATTGAGGGTGCTGTTAAAAACGGATACAAAGCTGAAGAAGTAGATATTATTAAAGATTGGGTAATTAAATATTTGGGTTACTCATTCAACAAGTCACATTCAACAGCGTATGCATACCTTGCTATGCAAACTTTATATTTAAAACATTATTACCCTACTGAGTTTTATACTGCACTTTTGAATCACCCCAAAACAAGTGGAGGTAAAGAAAAAGAACAAGCTTGGTTAGCAGCAGCAATTGCATCTGCTATGTCTAAAGGAATTGTTATATCTCCTCCATCTAGAAAGTCTGGTTGGAATTGGACTATGACAGGAGAAAAAGAAATATCTATGGGCTTTTCAGGGATTAATGGTTTAGGTGATATAGCATATCAAGAATTGTGTAGTTTTTTAGCTCAAAAAAATAAAAATTTGGAAACTATTAGTGTTTCAGAATTTTATGATTTTCCTTTTTCTAAGTTTAACAAAAAAGCTTTTGAATCTTGTTTGAAAGCAGGTGTTTTTGATGATTGGTCAGAGTCTAGAGATTATTTGATGTCATTAAGAGAGAAGAAAAAGAAAAAAGTCGTAGTGGCAAATCAAATGTCTTTGTTTGACATGAGCTCGAAAGAATTTGATATTAAAACTGATGATATAGGTCATTATATAAAAACAACTGAAGAGCAAAAAAGAGCTGAATTTATAGAGGTTTGTAATTTTGATTTAGAAAAAATTCAATTTATGATGAAAATCAAAAAAGTTATAAATGAAAAATCTAAAAGACCTATAGATAATGTAATAAACTTTGAAGATGAGGGTTGGTATTTCTTTGTCCTAGAGGAGTTTAAAGTTATGATATCAAAAACTGGTAGCGAGTATTTGGTTTTGCGTGTGGGAGATGGTATAAACAGCACGACTTTAAGGGTTTTTGATCCTTTAGCTAAGAAAATAAAGCCAGAACTTTTAGAAAATAGCGTTTTTGTTGCTAAATTTGAAAAAAATGATGGAGGTTTTATTAATTTTTCTAGAAATACACAATTTAAAAGAGTAGAAATATGATTTACAATGTTTACACTGATGGGTCTTGCAATCAAGGAGTAAAAGGGGTTAAAAATACTAACGGAGGATGGGCTTTTGTTGTTATAAACGAGGATAATCAGATATTATTCAATGAATCTGGATTTGAATTAGATACAACTAATAATAGAGCTGAGATGTTGGCTATAATAAAAGCTGTTGAGCATATGTATAGTGTGGGTTTTTTTAATACACAAGAAAATTCTTTAACTATAAATTGTGATAGTGCATATATTGTTAACGCATTTCAGGATTGTTGGATTGAAAAATGGCAAAATAATGGTTGGAAAAACTCAAAAGGAGAAAGTGTAATCAATCAAGATTATTGGAATATCTTAATTGATTACAGAAATAAATATAATATAAACTTTAAAAAAATAAAAAGAAGAACTGGTGTTTTTGCCAAGAAAGTTGATTCTGTAGCAAGGCAAAAAATGAGAAGTTAATAAAATATTCTTAATACAGTTAAAGAGGTAGCTAACAAGAAGGATAAAACGCCAGCGATTGCATAAACTTTTGTTTTAAATTTTTTATAATCGTCAATTTGTTCTTCTTGTTTTTTTATTGCTTCTTTTATTGAATCAATAGTATCTTTTATGTCTTTATTTGTAATATAAAAAGCTTTAATGCTATTTAAATCATTAATATTAACAATGTCTTCTACATGACTTTTCCAATCTTTTAAGTCATTTATAGTATGTTTAATTCCTGATATTTTAGTCAATTCTACATTAAGGCCATTTATTTCATCGGCTAAAGAATCACATATTTCTCCGAGTTTTTCTAGCTCCTTTAGAACATATTTAGACCACTCGTTCCAACCATTGTTATTTTCTATTTCTGACATCTACTTTTATTTTTTGAAATACTTCAGTTTTCCTATCTTCTTCTAGTAAGGTTTCAGCCTTTTTAAATTCACTTGCAATCTTTCGCAATTTTTTACTAATATTTTCAATTTTATCTACTATTTCAATGCAGTTGCTATTTAAATAGAAATCTATTGGCTGATCGTTCATGATATATTAATTAAAAGTTTTTCATTTTTTAAACATATAAATTTGACCTAAAACTCAAAAGTTAAAAGTCTGTTTTTATACATATTCACAAAACTTTTTTATTCCAATGCTTTTAAGATAATTTTAGTAAAAAAAATAAATATTTATTAAAAGATTGTGATATGAAAAAAATAAATTTTAAAAAAGCGGCAAGTAAAGAACTTTCGAAGATAAAGAAAAATGCAAGAAATCCTTTTGGTTCGAGCGATAGTATTAAAAAAAATGCTTCAAAAATGACTAAAAAGATGACAAAGCCAGAGAAAGAGATGAATCAAATCCTTAAAGAGCTAAAAGTAGAATTTGAACCTCAAAAAGTTGTTGGTTTTAAAATTTATGATTTTTATGTACCTCAATCAAACTTATTAATTGAAGTGGATGGAGATTATTTTCACGCAAACCCTGAAGTTTACACTGAAGAAGCTTTAAATTCAATGCAGAAAAGAAATTTAAAGAATGATGAATTTAAGGATACTTTAGCAAATGGAAGAGGTTATAATTTGATTAGAGTTTGGGAAAGTGATTTAGCAAATAAATATGAAGAAGTTAAGTTGAACATAAAAAAGCAATTAGGTTTATGAAAAATAATTTAAGGTATATTATTAGAGAACAATTAGAAAAAATAATTGAATCTCAAGAGAATAGTCTTGCTGGAGATGCTATAAATGATATTCAAAATCAAGTTGCTGACACTCAGGAATATTTAGACAATTTAGAAAAAGAAACACAATCCTCAATAAAAACTGATGAAAAATTATTAAACGTAGATAGACAGCGTAGAAGTAATTCGCCTACAACAATAAAAATAGATGGAGAATCGGTTGCGAACCCAACAAGAAAAGGGTTAGATCAGGAATTGCCAGCAAAACAAAAAGTAATAGATGCTAGAAAAAAAGCTTTAAAGAATATAGAAAAAGCACAAAAGAATTATCAAAAAATGTCTGATGATCTTAAAAAGAAAGAGCTCGATTTAAAAAAGTCTGAAAAGGAAGGTGGTTCGTCTAATACAATTTTACCATCTTTAAATTCACCTATCTAAATTTTCTATTTACTTTATTTTTTTTTAATTCTATATTTATCTAAAAATTAAAATGGATATCTATGGAAGAGAATGAAAAAATTACAATTGGAGGTGATTTTAATAGAACTACAACTATAAATACACCCCCAAATGTAGAAGAAAGAAAGGCGGTGGCTCAAGAATACAATATACCTGAAGAGTACGTTAATAATGATGATTTTATTATCCCCACAGAAGTAGTAGAACTGCCTTCAAAAGGTTTGTTTTATCCAAATAGAAAATCAACTGTTGAAATAAAATATATGACAGCAGAAGAAGATAATATTCTTTTTTCAGCTGATTTAATTAAAAGCGGAAAGGTGTTAGATGTGCTTTTAGAATCTGTAATCAAAGATAAAGATTTAAGGCCAGATGATATGCTTTCTGGAGATAGAAATTATGTACTTATCGAAGCTAGAAGAACTGGTTTGGGTGACGATTACAAGCCTGGCAAAATTAGATGTGAATCTTGTGGTTCAGATTTTGAACCTACTGTTGATTTAAGTTTGCTAAAATTAAGAGAAGTTGGTGAGATTCCAGATTCAGAAGGGTTATACCAAGTTGTATTGCCAGTTACTAAAGTGAATGTAAAGTTTAGATTACTTAGAGGTTCTGATGAAAAGAGACTTAGCAAGGCAATGGAAAAGAAAACTGGAAATGCTAAAGTAAGTAGGCTTATTACAGAAAGATATTTGCTTCAGATAATGGAAGTTAATGGAAATAGAGATAAATTATATATAAACAAGTTTATTTCAGCTATGCCAACTAAAGATTCTTTATTTTTTAGAGAGTATAATAGACAAATTGAACCTGGTATTGACTTAAATTATGAATTTGAATGCTCTCAATGTGGACATGTTCAGGATCGTGACGTTCCAATCACGAGTAAATTGTTTTATCCAGATGCAGAAGTTTAATGTCTAATAAAGATAAAGATATTAATTTAATAAAAGATATAAGTGAATTAAAACAAGAGTTTGAGATTTTTAAAAGTGAGCATAAGAATTTAATTGAAAATTTAGATAAGTTTGCTGAAAATCTCACAAAAGAGAATGTAAGATTAGAAAAGCCTTTTGAAATGTTATACCTACCTTCAAAAGGCTTTTTTTATAAAAATAAAAACAAATACATTCTAATTGGGTATTTAACTTATGTTGAAGAAAATCTTTTGACAAGCGAAATGCTTGTTGAGAGTGGCGTTGCCTATGAAATAGCTTTTAATAATTTAATTGTAAGTAAAAATATTAATATAGACGAGTTACTAACAGGAGATGTTCAAGCAATGTCTTTAGCGTTGAGGTCTTTTTCTTATGGTAACAATATTGAATTAGATTTGAAATGCAGTCATTGCGGAAAAACATCTAAAGATACTATACCTTTAACTACATTTAAAATGAAGACTATCGAAGATAATGCCGACGAAAATGGTGAAATCCCAATTTCAATAGCTAATGGTAAAGTGTCTATAAAAATTAAGCCAGTGACTTTTAAAGAAGAGATAGAAATTAAAAATAAAAAAGACAGAAAACCATTAGAGGATATTGCAATATATGTAAAAGAGTTTAATGGTGAAAGAAATAAGAGTAAAATATTAAACTCAATTAGAACATTGAGGCTTTTAGAGTCTAGAGAGTTGAGGAATGCAATACAAAACAATACACCTGGAGTAGATACAAAATATGAATATGAGTGTGAATATTGCGGACAAACTACAAATTATGATTTTGGAGGTAATACTTTTGATTTATTAAAATTGCCATTTAGTTATAGAAATAATGTTTTAGAGGAATTATTTTTACTTACATACTACGGAAAATCAATAACAATTGAAGATGCTAAAAAAATGCCTGTCACAGAAAGAAGGTGGTTTATAAATAGAATTAGTGAAGAAATGGAAAAGCAAAGAGAGTATGAACGAAAAGAAATGGCTAAAGCTAAAAGTTCTTCCAAGAAAAGGTAGATTTTCCAAAAAACAACCTATTTATTGAAAAACATTTTTTCAAATGAGTAATCTAGATTTTTTCGCTGAATACGAGAATCAAAAAAGTAAAGCAAAACAAATTTTTGAATCTTTAGATAAGAAAATAAATTCAGACAAAATTGAGCTGAATGAGGCTTTTTTTGGTTTAATTAAAACAGAAAAAGAAAAAAGTGATATCAGAGAAGATAAATTAAAAGATTACTTTGATAAATTAATGCAAGCTCCAAACTGGAAGTCTTATAAGATTAATATTGGAGATGAAGAAATTGAAATAGGAAGAGCAACACAAGATGAAAAAAATAAAGCTTGGGAACTTATAAAAGGGTTAGGTTTAAATGATAGTTTTACAGGATCTTTAAAACAAGATGGTGATACTATAATATATCAAAAAGGAAAAGGTAAGCCTATTAAGAATAGTCAGTCTCAAAGTCAAGACCCAAACCAAAGTCAAGACCCAAGCCAAAGTCAAGACCCAAACCAAAATCAAGACCCAGGTCAATCTCAAAGTATAGCCCCAAATCAACAAAATGTTCCTAGTTATGTAATTACATATGATAAGAAAACTCGTAGGTATTTATTTGGAAGCCCAGAAAGGTTTGTGGAAGATATAAATAATGCAGACTCTGAAATACAAGCATATAATTGGCAAAAAAGTCCTTTGAAGTATCTTTTTGAAGATCCTCTAAAGTTTGGGTTGAGAGAAATTTCTTTTGATTTTAAAAAAGGCAAAATTTTAGCTGTGAGAGATGGTTTTTGGATTGGAGATTTTGCTGGAGGTTTTTTTGAAGCTGATTTTGTAGGAAATAATTTTAGGGGTGGATTTTTTAATAATAATGAAGCTTGGAAATCAAAGCCAACATCTTTTGTTTCTGGAACTTTTACAGACACTTCTGAGTCTGGATTGTTAGGTTTGAATGATGTTAAGAATAGTAACGAAAACTACGCTTTTCATTTGATACAATTACCAGTAAATTACTCTATAGAAGTTTTAACAGATAAACAATTAATTCATAAAATTGTATGTGAAAAAAGATTAGATGAAGAAAATACAAATTTCATTTATTCTGTATATATGGGTTATGGTATTGATGAATCAGATCCACAGACAATCACTCTTACTTGGGAGTCTGTTAGAAAGAGATATGAAGAATACAAGGTTAGCTCTAAAATGAAAGGACTTCCTGGGTTGTTTTCTCTAAATTCAGATGAAAGTATAATAGAGTTAAGAGTGGTAGAGCTTGGAACACCTCCAGATTTTAAAAAAATAGAAAAATTCGACGACACAAAAGAATATACTGAAAATACAGCAAACTTAAAAGGTTTAAAGCAGATATCTGGAAGTAAATATAATAGAAGTTTTAAGTTTAATATTACAAGTGATTCAGAATTAGATAATTTCAATAAAATAAAAGGTTATATAAATTCTCCTCAGTTTGAAAATGACCTCAAAAAAGCTTCTGTTTATTTAGATAATAAGCTTATAACAACTAGTGATATAAAAACAAAGTTTCCATATCTTGTTAATGTTTTTACTAGTGATGTAATTTCGGAGGCAGCTGTTAGTTTTTCAAGTAATAAACCTTATACTAGTGCAGGTATATATGGAACTGCTATTAAAAATCCTATTACAGGAAAACCTTTTGAAAAACCTTATGAAATATCTGATTATTTAAATCAAAAATATAAATCAGAGATAGAATCAAATGGAGGTAAAAAACCTGCTAAATATCAACAAGAATATCAGCAAATATATAATTCTGTTTTTGGAAAAAATAAAAAAGGTAGTGTTGGATTAGATGATTATAATTCTAATAATACACTAGGAGGTATTGCTAAAGAAGAAGGGGTGGTGTTGAAAAGAATAGAAAATTTTGTAAAATATTTTGTTTATAAGATAGATGAAAAAGAGGATACAAATAAAATTAGAAAATATTTTATAGACTTACTTAAAAGAAAAATTACAGCCCATAAAGATTTACCTAAGTCAACTACTCAAAAAACATCTCAAATAATTTCACCTACACCAATTGCTCAAGAAACACCTAGCACTTCACCAGTATCAACCGCTCAAGAACAACCTAGTACTTCTTCTAGTATAGTTAAGCCTCAGAAGGGAAAAATAGGAAATATTAAAGAGTCTTATATAAGACATGAAATAAGAAAAGTATTGAATAATTTTTTATAAAACTTTTGTAACTTTTTAATATTCTAATCGTATACATATAAAAAACACATGTTATGGCTGGTTTAGATAGAATGTTAGATAGAGAAGAAAGTGCTAAGAAGTTATTCGGAGGTCTTTTTAGAGTTATTTCTGTAGGTTTATTTTATGCATACTTAGGTCCTAAGTGGATAGATAAGGCAGAACATACAATTGTTTCTACATTAAGCGATAACCCTGAAGCTCCTTTTCCTAATTTGATTGCTTCTTTATTCGCTGCTGTTGTAGCTGGATGGATGTTATATTGGTTTGTTTTGGGTATATATAAAGTGTATACTTTTAATATGTACCTATATACTTATGAAGTAAAAATGACACAATACCAAAAAGAAAATATGACAGATGTGGATTCTAATTTTTCTAATATTGATGAAGCACTTCGATATAGAGATGCTAAAATGAAAACGATGTCTAGAGAAAGAGCTGCTGAATTTTATATGGAAACAAATAGGTTGTTAAATTTGGGAGATAATAAGGCGGTAATGGGATACATTAATTCAAAAATGTCTATGATGAGTCCTGAGAGAAGAATGGATTATTTGAGAGGTAAAAAATAAAAAAAGTCATATTATATAAAGAAGTCACGCTTACTTTAGCGTGACTTTTTTTTGTTGTATATTTATTAAAAATGAATATATTATTTTATGGCTGATCCTAATGAAAATTACAAAAAAGCTTTAGAAGCGGTTGAAGCTATGCTTAAAAAGCAGAAGGCATTAAATCAATCTGCGGATAAACTTAAAGAGTCTTGGAATGCTATAGCTTCTGAAGTTTTTAAGTTAGATGGTGCTGCTTTTTTTAAGCAAATACCCCTAAGTGCTGATGAAATAAGGAAGTTAAATGGTGAATTAAAAAAAGTAGATGAGCAAATTAAAGTATTAGGAGAAAATTTTGGAAAAGCTCTAGATAGTGATGAAAATATAAATAAACTTACAAAGTCATCATCTTCTGCTTTTAAGTTTATGGCTTATCAGCAGAAAAAATATGGTATAGGAAGCGCCCAAGCCTATCAAGCAGAAGTTGATTTTTTGCAAAAAATAAGAGCTCAGAGAAGTGAGTTTGCTTCTATGAGTGATGATGACTTAAAAAGTATAGGAAAGCACATATCTCAAGGGGGTAAGTTATCTGAAATATATGATAACTTAGACGAATCATCAAAAAATATACTTAAAGCAAATTCAAAAAATCCAAATTTATTTTTGGATTCAGAAAGAAAGGCAAGAGAATTACATAGTCAAACTGAACAAATAAGAAAAGAATTAGAAAAAGGGTCAAAAGAAGCTTTTTCTCTTTCGTCTGGATTAAAAGCTGCTTTTAAGGAAAATGTGTTAAAAGAGGGTTTACGTTCATTGATGACGTTTGATAAAACAATTCATGATGTTCAGAGAAACACAGGGGCTATGATGGATGAGTTTGGTAACTCACAAGCTTTTGCCAGTGTAACTAGAAATGTTTCTAAATTTGGAATGAGTGTTCAGCAAGCTGGTCAATATATGGAGGCTATGTCAAATGAATTAAAAACAACAGACTTTAATACATTAGCTAAAGCTACTGAAGATTTTGCTGCAATTGAAGGTGCTACTGGTGCGTCTGCTGAAAATATAACAGGGATAGCAGGTGAATTGATGCGTATGGGTCAATCATCAGAGCAGGTCAAAAATTATATGCAAGGAGCTTCTATGATGGCTCAAAAATTTGGCGTAAGCTCTAAGAGAGCAATAGATGCTATATCTAGAAATATAAGTAAAATTAGAACTATGGGTTTTAAAGGCGGAGAAGAATCATTACAAAAAATGGTTATGACTGCCGAAAAACTTAATATGAATGTTGATGAAATATTTGACGTTGCAAAAAGAGCTAGAAATATTGAGGGTGCTATGGAAATGGCATCTGAATTGCAATTAGCTGGAGGTTCTTTTGCAAATATAAACCCAATGGATTTATTGGCTGCCGCTAGGAATGGTCCTGAAGAGTTGCAAAAAATCTTAACCAAAATGGGGGGAGATATAGGTAAGTTCAATGAAAAGACAGGTAAGTTTGAGTTTGATGCAGTTGATGTAGATAGATTACAAATGGTTGCGGATGCAACTGGTCAATCTCTAGATTCAATTCAAAATATGATTCAGTCAAATGCTGAAGATGCCAAGAAACTAAATATGTTCCAAGGGATTACGGATGGTATGAATGATTTAGATGCACAGATGGTCAAATCTGGTCTTTCTGATATGATGAAGATTGGAAAAAACGGTAAGGTTGAATTTGATGCATCTAGTGACATGGCTAAGCGTATGGGTATAGAATCTCTTGAAGATTTGCAAAAGTTAAACGGAGATCAGTTAAAACAAAAAATGGCTGCAGATGCTAAGACATTAGAGGGGCAGAATTTAGCAAATCAAGATTTTGCTAGTTCTCTAGAAAATTTTTGGACATCTTTACAAAGTTTATTTCATATTTTACAACCAGTTTTGGAAGCTCTTACTTTTATTATACAAAAATTTACTAATGTTGTTACCTCGATTGGTAAAGTTTTAGATAGCTGGGGTATGATTGGAACTATTATTAAATGGGCAATACCAATGATGTTTCTGTTTGGAACTGGGTTTGCTAGAAGTGTACTTAGTTTTGTGACGAAAGGTATTGGTGGTTTTGCTAAAAATATTAAAGATTTGGTTGTATCTAAAGGTGCAAGTCTTTTCTCAAAAGGTAAGGACATTGCTACTGGCGGAGATACAGATATGGGGTCTAAAGCCAAAGGTCCAGCCCCAACGGTTGGAGCTGGGTTAATGAGTTTAGCTGAAGGTTTGAAAGCTATGGGGGATTCTAAGGTGTTTAAAGGTTTATTGGCTGTTGCTTTAGCTGGTCCAGCATTTTTATTGTTTGTTCCTGCTTTGCCAGGTTTGTTGGTATTGGCATTAATTGGTGCTGTTAGTGGTAGTGTTATAAAAGGGTTTGAGGCTGTCGCTCTTGGATTGATGGAATTTGGGGATAATTTTAGTTCTGTATTAAAAGGTAGTTTAGCTCTAGCTGCTGCTGTAATTCCTTTGCTTTTGTTTACAGCTGCTGTTCCTGGTCTTTTAGCGATGGGTCTAGTTGGTGTAATGAGTCCTTTAGTGGTAGCTGGATTTGAAGGGTTATCTAAAGGTTTAGGTGCATTAGGTGCAAACTTAACAAATGTACTTAAAGGTTCTTTAGCGATGCTTGTTATAGGGGCTGCACTAATTCCGTTTGGTTATGCTATTTCTATGATGGCTGGAGTTGATTGGATGTCAGTTCTTGCAGGTGTTGGAATATTGGCTTTGGTGACATTAGGGCTTATTGGATTAGGCGCTTTATTGATGAGCCCTGCTGGAATGTTCTTGGCTGTAGGTGTCGCTGCTTTAATAGGAGTTGGAATAGGGTTGGCTATATTTGGAGCGTCAATGATGGTTTTTGCCGCTGCATCTAATATGATGAAAGGTGTAGATTTTTCTTGGATGGTTAATTTAGGCGGAGCTTTATTGTCAGCAGCTCCTGGGTTATTATTTGGCGGTCTAGCTCTACTCTATGCAACACCAGGGTTAATCACTGGATCAATAGGTTTGTTAGCAATCGCAGGTGCATCTATGTTAGCTTCTCAAGTTAATTGGAGTGTAATAGCAGGAATGGGAGGGGCTTTATTACAGGCTTCTGGAGGTTTGATTGCATTTTCTTTCGCCGCCATGATGTTTGCAAATCCGCTAGCTTTAGTAGGTATGTTCTTTATGGTTGCATCTATAGGTGCATTGGCTGCTGTAATGGTTCCGTTGGCATCATCACTTCAGTTGGGCGCAGACTCTTTAACAAAATTTGCTATTGGATTAGAAAGGTTGTCTGCTGCTGCCGATACGATATCTGATGAAAAATTATCAAAATTACAGAAAATATCTGATGCTATGGCGAAGGCTTCTGCTGCTGGAAATCTTGCGGCAGCAACAGCTGCTGCTGCTGAATCTGCTGGTGGAGGCGGAGGGGCTTCTGGTGGCGGTGGCACTAGAAAATTAGAAATAGACATTAAGATGAATGGAAGAGATGTAGCTTATGTAATAAATAAAGACACTCAAATTGTTAAATAATTTTATTTAAAATATCAACTATATCATCATCGTACTTAATCTCTATTAGCTTTATGTTGTTATCAGATGCGTATTTTTTCTTTATACCATCATTTTTGATTAGGTTATTATATCCTATAATACCGCCAAAATGATGGTAATAATCATAATGTTGTATACCCTGAAACTCTATTAAAATGTTTTTGCTAGGTATGTAAAAATCAAAAGGTAGCGGTCTTATATTTTTACAATCATCAAAAGTTTTTTGTTGAATAAATTCTACTTTTTTTAATTTTAGTATATTATATATCCTGTTCTCCCCTAAAGAATTGTTGCAATTTGGGCAACCTTGGCCTTGGAGGTGCATTGCTGGTGATTGTTTAAATTCTCCATGTTTATTGCAAATTATTTTTACTTTCTCTTTTGAGTTTTTATATAAAACCAAATCATAATTATACTTGTCAAAATGTATTTTTTTAGACTTTTCAATAAAACTTTCTTTTGTATATGATAGGATTTTAGAAGTATTTAAATGTCCACATTGTTTACAGCCACTCGTTCTAAGGTGATTAAATGCACTTTGCTCAAATTCTCCATGTTTAGGACATATTATTTTAATTTTAGAATTTAAATTTTCATACCCTTTTTCTGAATAATAGAATTTATTTCCATGAACGATATTTGCTTTTTTTAAAAACTCTTTAAAAGAATATGAGTTTGATTTAATTGTTCTTTCTTTACTACAAATTTTACATCCTACTTTATCATGTGTGTGATAATTAGGTATAATCTCAAAATCGCCATGAGATTTGCATGTAACAACTACTTTTGTTTTTTGATTTACATATAGTGTTTTTGAATAATTATATTTATTTCCATGAATGATATTTGCTTGGTTAATAAATTCTTCATTTGTTAATTTTTTTGTATTTGTTTTTTTTATTTTACAATAAGGACAACCACGACCTTTTATAAACTTGAGAGGTCTTATCTTAAATTCCCCATGCTTAAAACAATTTACTTGTATTGGTATGTTAGAATTAATATATTCTAAGTTTTCATAGCTATAAGTTTCTCCCCAAAATTCTTTACATTTACTTATAAATGCTTTTGTTGAATATTTTTTCATTTTTTTTGAAATTTTTTATATATTCTTCTAATAATTTAGAAATTATTTTAGATTTAGGTATCATAGTTTCTTTTGAGATAATATCAAATTCTTGCACGATTTCTTTTGGTATACAAAATGTTAAATTTTTTGTTTTCATAATATTATGTAATATTACATAAATATCTTATTTTTTTTATATTTTTTTTTTGACTGATTATTTATTAATAAATGAGTTAATATGTCTAGTTTGTTTGATGAGAATAACGAAGAGGAAAGACAAGAGCAAAAATTTTATGAGTTTTATGAAGTTTTCTCTTTAGATGTAAGAAGAAGACTTCTTGCTAAGAATCTTCCTATTATACAAAATGTCTACGATGTTTTGTATCCTCAAACAAAAAATCAATTAATGGAAAAAAATCAGCCTAGTGATATAACTATAGATAGTAGTGCTGATAGTATAAGAAATTCATTAATAAAAAAACTAGTTGAAGATAATATCAATATAGAATCTATATCTGAAAAAATAAGAAATCAGTTATTGGCAAAAAATAAATTAGCCACATCAACTTTTGATTTACAAAAAAAAATAGATAGTATAAGAAATGGGATGTTAAAAAGAAATAGTCCCACTCTTTATGATGGTATAGATGAAATAGCAGAAAAGCAAAGAAGGGAATCTTTATCTAGAAATAAAGAACAGCTTAATCAACAAAGTGAAATAGATCGTAGAAATGAATCTTTTAGGGTTGATAATGTAAATAAAAATATTCCTACACAAGTAGATATAGATTCTCAATCAAAAGATTTTAGAGATAACAATCTTCATAAAAATAATATTAAAGAAACTGATTTAAGTCAAGAAGGTGAAATTGCTAGAGATAATAATTTATCTAAAAATGTTAAAGTTCCAATTGGCGAAAACTCTGTAAGTTCATTTGATATATTATCAGATAAAAAAAGAAAAGAACTTGAAAGTAAAAATGTAACTAAACCAAATGACGGAATAGAAATTGAGTCTAAAGATTTTAGATTAAATAATACTTTTAAAAACATAAGTCAAAATGGATCTACATTAGATGAAAGTTCTGATGCGGCAAGAGAAAGTAATTTATCTAAAAACGAAAATGGAGTTGGTGATTTGTTAAATGAATCTAATTCTTTTAGAAAAGACGATTTAGCTAAAAACGTTTCTTCTTCTGTTGATTTGATGGATAGTTCTTTGAATAAAAGAGAAGATGATTTAGCTAAAAACAAGACAGATAATAGTATTAATCTTTTGGATTTAAATGAATCTAATAGATTAAGTGATTTGTCTAAAAATGCACCATCAGAAAGTGACTTGCTTAATGACTCAATACAAAAAAGGGGTGATGATTTATCTAAAAATATTGCTTCTAGTGGGGATTTATTAATTGATTCAGAAGATTCTAGGTTTAATGCTTTAAAAAACAATTTGCCAAATAATTCAAACATTGAGCGAGAAAGCGAAACTTTTAGAGAAGATCAAATTGGTAGAAATGTAGATTCTAAAACTAATTTAGAGGATGAATCCATTCAATTTAGATTGGAAGATTTATCTAAAAACAAGATAAGTCAAACTGACTTATTGATAAGTTCTAATGTTTTTAGAGAAGATGATTTGTCAAATAATACACAGAATGTTGGAAATTTACTAGAAGATTCTAATGAAATTAGGAAGAGTGCATTATCTAAAAAAGCTACTTCTAATATAGATTTAGAAAGTTTAGGTGCCATATCTAGATCGGATTTATTAAATGCTAACGTTCCAATTGATATAGATTTAGTAAAAAATGGTGAAAAACCTAGGGATATATTAATTAGTAAAAATTCTCCAAGTATATCAGATTTGTTAATTGATTCAGAAATACCGAGAAATAATGTAATAGCTTCAAATGTACCTAAAGTAACTGATTTGTTAAATGATTCAGATAAAACGAGAGATGATATTTTAAAGTATAATGTTCCAGTGAGTATTGACTTATTAAATGACTCTTTTGCTTTTTATTTAGATAATATGATTGCTAACGTGCCAAATCCTTACGATATATTAGCTTCTTCTCAGTATTATTTAAACCAAAATTTATCTAATAATGTACCAAATAATTCAGATTTGTTAATAGACTCTTATTCTTATTTGCAAGATGAATTATCTAGTAATGTGCCAAATAATTCAGATTTATTAACAGATTCAGCTTATTATTTACAAACAAACTTAAATAGTAACGTACCTATATTTTCTGATTTATTATCAGACTCATTACCTATTAAGGATGGATTACTTGCATCAAATCAATCAACTAATTCAGATTTATTGAACGATTCAAGTGTTTTTAGAGATAATCAATTAGCTTTAAATCCAAATAATAATCTTGGAATTACGTTTGATGCTTTAGGTAGTTTTAGTTATCTTGGATTATCTGTAGTTGGAATACAAGGTTTAGTTTTTAGGTCTTTCTTGTTAAATAGAAACCAACCAAACCCATTAATGTCTTTTTCTTACAATAACCCAAGTGATTATCAATCAGCATATTTCTTTAATCCTACTAGTTTAGTTGGAGTAAAATTACTTGCTCAGAATGATTATGTTTACGGTAGTTCTGAATATGTAAGAGGGTTAAATTCTAATACACTTACTACTAGAAAGGATGTTGAGGGATTTTCGTTACCAGCTATTGTTAACTTGTTTACAGATGATACAACAGTTGAAAAAAGTCAAGATAGACAAATAAAAGAAAATTTTAATTTTAGACTTATATCAACAGCATTACAAGATAAGTATGGTTTAAGAACTGAAAATACAAACGAACAAAAAACTTCTAATATAGGAGGTGGTTTTTATTACACAAAAATAGACAATGCTCAAGGAGGTTATTGGCAGACTCAAGGTGCTGTTTATGAAGCTCAAGTTTTGACTGCATATCATAAGGGTAATATTACAGAAGCTATTAGAAATTATAATTTATCCAGAAACTTATATAATAGTCAAAAAATACAACCAGTAACTTCAATGTCTAGTTATAAAGGTGATATAGAATCTAACAATGATCAGGGGTTTCAGGATTTAATACAAAAAACAATAGGTGCTTTTAAAACACCAACTCAGTCTATTTCAGCTCAACAATTTGGTAATTTAGTTCCAAGTGTTGGTGTTTATGAATCAAATGGTAATTATCAATACTTAAATGGTTCTGCAGAAGAGTTGATTAGACCAGAGGGCGGTATAGGTCCTGGGCAAAAAGATGCATGGATTAAAACGCCTCAATCTATGATGGCTAAGGTAACAGCAGGAAATCCGCTAACAAACGATAAGTTTGAAAACGGAGAGAGAGGTGTTAAGTATATAATGAAAACAATTAGATCAGCTTCTGATACTATTGCTTTAGCTGGTAATTATTACCCTCAAGGTCAATCTAATCAAGTTGGTGCTAAGTTTTTAATAAGTCAAAAGGGTAATGAAAAAGTTTATTCTCAGCAAAGATATACGATAAGAAATCCTTATGCTCCGCCTTCTGCTAAATCTTTAGTTTTTTCATTGAAGAATTACTCTAATGGAACTACAATTATTTTCCCAGCTTATATTGAAGATTTTTCAGATTCTCATACAGCGAACTGGAATGAAATAAATTTTTTAGGAAGACCAGAGCCTATTTATACTTATAACAATTCTAAAAGAGATGGTACTATATCATTTTTTGTGTTAACAGATTATGGCGATGAGGTTGTTTTGGGTAGAGATTGGAATAATCCTAATGAGAAAGTGACTAGAAAAATAAATAGAAATTTTTCTGAATCTAAATCTTTTAATGTAGCTCTACAGGATTTTGGTTCTTCTGAGCTATTGAGGGATATTAATGATAAAAAAAGTGAATTGTTAGAGAATTTAAATTTCAATAACGCCAATTCTAATGACCAAGCTGGGGAAACAGCTAATAAAAAAGATATATACGAAGAGCTTACTGGCGAAAAACTAAACTTAGGTTCTAAACTAGATTCAAAAATAAGTACAGACAACCTTTCTTATTTGTATAATAATGTATCAAACACAAATAGAAATGTTTATGATTTTATGACATCTGTTAAGTCTGAAAAAAATGGAGAAATAGACTCTAAAGCTGAAAATTCAATTAAGAGATTGGATGCTATGATTCAAAATTTAACATTTCAGCCAGCTTATTTTTCTGGCTCTAAAACGGATTTTGCAAATAGAATGGACTTTTTAGCTAAATTAACAAAGCCAGCGGAAGCATCTCAAGGGTCTGGGTATTCATTTACCAAACCTCCTGTGGCGCATATTAAATTAGGTGATTGGTGGGATCATGATATTGTAGTTAAAACGGTTTCTGTAGATTATTCAGAAGCTCCTTGGGCTTTAGATTTAGGAAGTGTACAACCTTTGTGGGCTAAAGTCACATTAAGCTTTGATTTTGTAGGTAGATATGGAGGAGAAGGTAGACCTGTTCTCTCTACCGATGTTGGAGGTGTATATTTTTTAGGTAGACGTGATAATGACTCTGAAGATGATAAAGCAGATAAAAAGAAAAAATTAAATAGAAAAGAAAGGAAAGAAGCTATAACACAAGCTGGAAATGATGAATTAGAAAGGCAGAGATTAGCAGCTGATAAACAATTAGAAGAAGAATTTGACGCTGGAGCTGCAGAATTGGAAAGGCTTGAACAAGATAAGCAGAGGTTAGCTAATGTTGTGTCTCAAAATATAGGTTTAGATGGAAAACCAGAGCTTGAAAACCCTCTTGGTCCTCCTCTTAATACAAGTATTCTATCTAATAACAATATTTAATAAAATATTAAATTTTTTTTGTTTATTTTAAATTAAAATTAAATTACTATTATAATATGCCATATGATTTTTATAAATATTTAAGAGACCCAAATAATCCTAGAGAATTGAAGGATATGCCAACAATTACTATATCTAGAAGGGAAACTGACAAATATATTGAATATAATAAAGATAAAATTAGATTAGATTATATTGCAGGGCAACTTTATCAAGATGAGACTTTATGGAGAGTAATCATGTGGGCAAACCCTCAATATTTTGTGGAGTTCGATATACCAGCTCAAACAATAATAAGAGTGCCATATCCAATAAATGATGTTCTTTCAGAAATAACACAACAAATAATTGATTACGCAAATCAATAGTTTTTTTTATGCAAACTACTGGAAGTAAATTAATATCACCCAATAGTGTACCATTTAAAATTAGCGATGACGGTTTTTATTTAGATGGTAGATTAACTACCATCGTTGATGGTTCATGTTATGACTTTATGGGTCGTAAAATATTTACAACAGGGTTTTTTAGGAACAATATAGGTTTTGGAATAACGAATATAGATATAGAAATTAATCAATCTATGCAACCTATAGTTACTATAACATTTAAAGATTTGTATGGTAATGTTGTATTTGGAAAAAAAAATATAGACCGAGAAGTTCCAGATTATTCTGTTTTATTTAATTGGCCGCCACCTAAATTTTTATTCACATTCAAAGGATATCTAGGAAAACAAGTTTCTTGGATGTTGAATTTAAAAAAAACTTCTACTAATTATCAACAAGATGGAAGTTATGATATAAAATGTGAGTTTGTACCAAATCAATGGGGTTTTTTTGGGGATCTTCCATTTCTTTTTTTATTGGCTGTTAAAGGTTTAAAGAGAAGAGAAATGCCAGATACTAAATTCAAAAAAGTTCAAACTATTTTTGATTTAATTAAAATAGGTAAAAAAATAGAAGTTAAAACAAAAGAGGTTTCTAGGGAGTTTGATAATTTACTTCAACAAATGACGTTGATTAAATCGGGAAGAATAGTTGAAGGTTTATGTTATAGTGGAATATTAAAACTTGGAGAAACAATAGATGGTACAGCAGGTAGGTTAAAAATAAAAGGTACTTCAGAAAAAAAATTTCAATCTGTAACTATAAAAGCGCCTACTGATTATAATACCATAGATAAGATAAAAAATTATTCTTCTACTAGCGCAGAAGCTTTAAGAAAAATGAATACTTTTTTATTTTTAAATGCTTCAATTGGGGGTGCTTCAAGCGCTGGAGTATCAACTGTTGATGCTGTAAATTTTGACTCTGGTGGATATAAGGAAGACAAATCAAGAGAGAGGTCTACGGTTATATCAAATAATATTTCTTTAATTGAAGATGCTATTAAAGCTAGGGCATATTCTAGTTCTAAAACTCAATTAAGAAAAGTAACTATAGGGGAGGTTTTTAAACAACTAACTCAAGATTCTGGATATATAATGGGTAAGATTTTAGAAGCTGGTTCTAAAGGTTTAGAAAATAACCCTGGAAGAGTTTTGGCTGCTAAATCACATGAAATTATAGGAACAAACTTTCCTTTAGAGATAGAAGATAATACTGGAGATGAAATACCTTGTAAAAGATATGGTGTAGAAGAAAATGAAATGGCTTTTATAAATGAATTTGTTTCAGCCATAAGCGAAGGTGTCGCACTGGATTTGGTTCAAAATGACCAAGCATCTGGAACTCAAGATGAATTGAAATTAATAAAGAGAATCAATAATGTTGAAGCTCCACAAGGAAATCCGTACAGACCTTTTTTTAGAAATATAGCCCAAAATATTATGATTAGATCTGGTATTATAGCTTTCTTGACAAGAAGTAATGATCCAAATTTACCAGGTGATTATGATACTTTTTGGGGTATTGATAGGACTTCTGTAGAGGAAGTATTAGAGTTAGCTGCGGCTGATATGGAAAATATATCCGAAAATTTATTATCACAATTAACATCAGATGAGTATATAAAACTTAGACAATTTTGCAACTATTGGACGAGGTTGATGACAGAAGATGGTCTCTATTACTTAGACTCAAATGGAGATAAGGCAGGCGCAATCCCTACAAATGGATTTCGTGAATCTATTAGTAGTAGTTTATTAAATAGAGATGTAATAGTAGATAAAGCTGCTAATATAAAAAAAGATTTAAAAACTATATATGCAGAGACTTTTGGGTCTAAGCAAGGGTCAAACAATGAAGATGGCGATGTAATAGATAATTCAAGTGCAAAGTATATAAATGAAAAATCTATGCAGTCTCAAGCTGTTTATAATAATGGAATATTATATAGAGTACCTAAGACTGCTATAGAAATAGACACAAGTTCAAGTACTAGTGCAACCACAAATAGTGATTTTTTGGATGATTTTTCTTTTGTTCTTTTTGAAGGGTTTTATGCTACTTACGCCAAAGAGGCTCGTAACGCTGTAAGTGATGATAGGTTATCTTCAGAAGATTTAGATAAGGCATTGCTTGGTATTGTACCTATAGATACTTATTATCCTTCAGAATCTTTAGCGCCCACTACAGGTATGTCAACAACTGGTTCAACATCAGGCACAACGTCAACTACTGTATTAGATCCGTTTAGTATGCAACCTATATCTCTTGGAGGGGAATTAGGTAGGGTGGCTTTAACTAATAAAAGATTTCAAGTTGCTGTTTTGAACTTTAATGAAATGGCAAATCCTGGTTCTGATACTTGGAAAAATGAAGAAAAATGGCTATCCAATGTTGTTTATGACAAAAGAAGTAAAATAGTTGACCCAAATACATATACAGGTAATAACCATGAAGTTTTTTTATCTAACTTAGCTGTTTCTATAGCTTTTTCTCCTCTGTCTCAAGATAAAGGGTTGGTTTTTGGACCTTTTATGGAAACAACATCAGGAAGAAATCATAGATCTTGTATAAAAAAAATGTGCTCTATTTTATTAGAAAAAATGGGTACGTTAGAGGAAAATAGAAATAAAGTTATATCAAATGTTATAGGAAAAGCAGAGGAGGGTAAAACAGCTTTGTATAAACAATTCCATACTCTATTTCATCAATGGCAAGTTTTGATGTATGATGACCCTACTTCTGATAATTTATGTTCAGATAGCAATCAGATTAAATCAAATCAAATAGTTTCAGTTTTAGAGAATAGATATGGAGGAGAAAATGCAGATTCTAGACACGTTTCTATACAAAAAGAAGATAGAAAAACTAAGATACAAAATTTAGATTCTAATGTGTTTGTTTATGATTGTGTTGTGAGTGATGTTGCAGATATAGATGTTAGAAATTCGTTAATAAATATAGGACCTATGTATAATCCTGATGGAAATACAACAGTTCTAAATATGATTCAGCAAATATGTGCAAAAAATAATTTTAGTTTTATTCCAATTCCAGGAAATGGTAATTTTAGTGATTACTCTGAGGTTTTTACTCCTCATAGATCTACACCTCAAAAAATTCAGAATTTATTTTATGTGCTTTTTAATCCTACTCCAGAGTCCAGAACGACTTTATCAAATACAAGTAATGTTGTTTTATCACAAGCTAAAACGCCTGTATTAAATACAGATGCGTTTGAAGTTAAAGTGGGTTCTACAGAAAATAAAATATTTAAAAGTGTAACTATAGATAGTGCTGAAAATAAACCAACTGCAGAAAGTGTAATAACTTTACAAACACTTACAGATAAAGATAATACAAATAATCAAATGGGTGTTGATTGTTCTACTTTGCCAGTTATGGAAGGTAAGTCATATATGGCTGGGTTTTCTATGGTTGGAAATGCTCAAATTTTCCCTATGCAGTATTTTTATTTAAATAGCATCCCTCTTTTTAATGGCTTATATCAAATTAGAAAAGTAAGACATTCCATAACTCCGAATAGTATGTCTACTAATGCTGAAGGTATTAGAATGCGAGTTAATTTGGGAGGAACCGCTGCTATGAGACCAATAACTTTAGAAACTTTTGAAAATTTAGATTTAAAAATTGAGTCATTGGATAGTAGTGATTTGGAAAATAGAAAAGATATTCAAAGAACAAAACCACAATCTCCTCCTGTTTTTAGTTTCGGTTTATTTCAAAGAGCTGTTAATGCTAGTACTATTGTAGCTAATGTAAGTGGTAGTGGTCAAATAGCGCAGGGTGATGATGCTGATTTTTGGGCCTTGATTGCTCTTTGTAGTATGGAGGCTGGCGCTGGGCAATCTAGAGCAGACGTAGCTCAGTCTATTTATAATAGGTTGGGTTGTAAAAAGTATAGTAATTCTGAGTCTATAAAATCTATTGTGTGCTCAAATGGTCAATATGAACCTACATTTAAAAACAAACCTCAATGGAACGCTATAAACGATAAACAAAGTGCTTTAATAGCAGTTATGAACTCTAAGGGTGTAACTCAGTCTACTGCTGAAAAAATGCTTAAAGATACATATGAAGGTATAACGAATATAGCTTATAGAACTGCTGCTAAAGATTTTATACAAGGGAGGACGGATTTTCAAGCTCAAAGTCAAGGTACGGTAGAGGTAAAAAACAAGAAAACTAACTCTGGGCCTTTTGATCCAACTGGAAAAAGAGTATCTTTTGTGCAGAGAATACCAGGTAATAATGTCTTTGGTTTTGCGTATAATTATCAAGATAATGTTGTATATGATATGCCAAATTTTGATAATTGGGTTAATAAATATGCAAGTTTTTTCCCTTAATGTATAAAATTTAATTGAAAATATTTATACTTAGTACAGAAACGCTTTACAAGTGTATTCTAAAAAACTATATTTATTTAAAATAAAATTTATGCCAAAAATTTCACCCAAAGACATACCTTTTAAAATCAGCGACAAAGGCTTTTACCTTGATGGAAGGCTTACTGCCTTGGTAGATGGTAGTCCTTATGATTTTATGGGTAAAGAAATATTTACAACAGGATTTTTTAGGCAAAATATCGGTTTTGGAATAACTAATATAGATATTGAATTAAACACAAATTTACATCCAATTATAACTATAACTTTTAAAGATTTATATGGAAATGTAATGTTTGGGAAAAATCAAGGAACGAATTATGGTAATTATAAAGTCTTATTTAATTGGCCTCCGCCTAAATTTTTATTTACATTTAAAGGGTATTTAGGTAATCAAGTGTCTTGGTTGTTAACGCTTAAACAAACATCGGTAACTTACCAGCAAGATGGGAGTTATGATATAAAGTGTGAGTTTGTTCCAAATCAATGGGGTTTTTTTGCGGATCTTCCATTTCTTTTTTTGTTAGCTGTTAAGGGTTTAAAAAAGAAAGAATTGAATAGTAGTGAGTTTAGTGAATTTAAAAGTGTTTTTGATTTAATTAAGATAGGTAGAAGAGTAGAAGTTAAAACTAAAGAAGTTTCTAGAGAATTTGACAACCTACTTCAACAAATGACTTTAATTAAGTCTGGTAGAATTGTGGAAGCTTTAGCTTATAGTAGATTAATAAGATTAGGCGAAAAAATAGATGGTACTGTAGGTAAAAATAAAATAAAAAAAAGTGGCTCATTAAATTTTAACACAATTACTATTAATAAACCTTCTGATAGTAGAATAGATTCTGTAGAAAAAATAAAGGCATATACATCAACAAGCGCAGAAGCATTAAGGAAAGTGAATACATATTTATTGTTAAATGCAAAAATAGGAGGCATATCCCCTTTGGGTGTTTCTTTAGACTCTATAAATTTCAATGGTGGTGTGTATGAAGAAGTTGCATCCAGACAAAGAACTAGTGCAATAGATGATAACATAAGAGTTATTCAAGAAGCGATAAAAAGTAGGGTTTATGAATCATCAAAATCTCAGCTAAGTAAAATAACTATAGGTGAAATATTTAAACATTTAGCAAGAGATTCTGGATATTTAATCGGTAGAATATTAAAAGCAGGAGAAGAGGGTTATGTAAATAATACAGATAGAGATAGCGCTGTTGAAAGCGAAGCTATTATAAACAAGTATTATCCTCTAATGATAAAAGGAGATAAAAAAGAGGAAGTTCCAGCTGAAGGTTATGGTGTTGATAAATATGAAATGGCTTTTGTAAATCAGTTTGTAACAGCAATAAGCGAGGGTGTTGCAAAAGATTTAATAACAACTACAAATGAATCAGGTCAGGCTTCTACGAACAACGTGTTAGTAAAAAGAGTAAATAATGTGGAAGGTCCAAAGGATAATCCATATAGACCTTTTTTTAGAAATATAGCACAAAATGTAATGGTAAGATCTGGTATTATATCGTTCTTAACGAGAAGTAATGACCCAAACTATCCAGGTGATTACGACGCTTTTATGATAGACCGAGAGTCTGTTGAGGAGGTTACGTCTTTAGCTACATCTGATATGGAAAATATTAGTGTTTCTATGCTTTCTGAAATGGACGAAGAGGAAGCGATTCAACTCAAGCAATTTTGTACTTTTTGGAAAAATTTTGTTAGTAATGATGGTACTAAAATATTAAATGATAATGGCAGTGTTGCTTTTGATGCACCTAAAGTAGGTTTTGGCGATAATATTCCATCTAGCACATTAAACAAAGGTGTCATTGTAGATAAATCATCAAAAACAAAAAAGACATTAAAAGAGATTTATACTATGGCGTTTGGGGGTGTAGGACCAAAAAATTCTATAGATAATTCTAATTTTAAATATATAGACTCTGGTTCTTTACAAGCGCAAGCAATTTACAATAATGGTATTTTATATAGAGTTCCAGATGGGACAAAGGTAAAAGATGATTTTGCTTTTGTTATATTTACAGGAGTAGACGCAACAAAAGTAAAAGAAGTGAATAGTTCTAATTCAGATTCAGAAGCTAGAAATTCAAATGCTGATGAAGGTGGGATATTTACTGGTTTGCCAAATCTTAAAGGTTATGTGCCAATAGATACGTATAATGACAATAACGGCACAGTGTTGGGTAGAATTGAATTTATGAACGAAAGAGCTTCTGTGGCACTTCTAAAATATGCTGATATGGCAAATCCAGGTATTTCTTCTTGGGATAGTGAATCAGCGTGGATGGCTGATTGTGTATATCCTACAGATACTGTGTTTGTAAATGCAAATGAACCTATAACTAATTATGAAAAACAGATACCAGCAACAAATAGTGCTGTATCAGTTGCATTTCATACATATACTGGAGATAAAGGTTTAGTTTTTGGTATTTTCTATGAAACAACATCTGGAAGAAATCATGCAGCTTGCATAAAAAAAATGTGCGAAATCATATTAGATAAATTTTCTAAGCTAGAAGAAGAAAAAAATCAAATAGTATCTCAAGTTTTAGGTAAGGCAGAAGAAGGAAAAAATGCTTTGTATAAGCAATTTAATATTCTTTATCACCAATGGGAAAGTTTGTTATATACAGATGCTAGTGATGATAAAATAAATGGTTCTTATATAAAATTAAAAACTGGCGAGATAGTAAGTGCGTTAGAAAATAGATTTGGTGCAGATAGTCAACACAAATCTCCTACTTCTGGAAATAGGGTAGCATCTGTTAATTCATATAATAATTGCACTTTTGTTTATGATTATCCTTTAAATAATACAACTAAGCTAAATGTAAAAAATTCAATAGTAAACATTGAGCCTATGTATAAACCAAATGGTAATACGACTGTATTAAATATTATACAGCAAATGTGTGCAAAAAATAATTTTATGTTTGTACCAATACCTGGTAATGGAAATTTTAACGATTGTTCTGAGGTTTTTACTCCTAAAATAACTACAAATGTTGAATTGAAGAATTTATTTTACGTCATGTTTAGTCCTACTCCTGAATCTAGAACAAAATTGGATAATAACGATTTTTCATCATTATCTCAGAACGGGGAAGTAGAAATTACAGCTGATGCTATGGAGGTTCAAGTTGGTTCTCCTTTTAATAAAATTTTTAAATCTATAGATATAGAAACTTATGAAAATAAGCCAACTGCAGAAAGTATTGTGAATTTACAAAGACTAACAGATAATGAAAATCAAAATAAAAAAGTGACTACAGATTGTTCTCTTCTTCCTGTTATGGAGGGTAGGAGTTGTAAAACTACATTTGAAATGGTTGGTAATGCTCAAATATACCCATTCCAATATTTTTATCTAAATAGTATTCCGCTTTTTAATGGTTTATATCAAACATTAAAAGTAAACCATAGTATTACTCCTAATGATATGACAACTAAAGCACAGGGTATTAGGATGAGATTTTCTAAAAATACAGAAGCTGGAATAAAACCTATAACATTAGAAAGTTTAGCAAATTTAGATGTTGATATTAGCAGTTTAGAAGCGGATAAACTTAAAAGTAGAGATGTGAAAGAAAGATTGTCTTATACACCTCCGTTTAGTAATCCAGTTGCTGTAGATTCAGGTGATCCAAATGCGGGAAGTTTAGAACAATGTCCTCCTTTACCAAATGTATTGCCAGGTGCTATTGTAAAATCTTCATGGGTACCAGATGCTTATGGACATAAAATACAAGGTAAAGCTGAGTTTGTAAGAGCTGTAGAAAACGCCTATTTGGCTCTTAAATCTTTGGGTATTAGTTTATCTATTGGTGATACATATAGGAGTTTTGAATTTCAGAAGAAAGCTCGTGAGTCATATTTAGTTGCTCTTGAAAATTATAAAGCAGGTAAATCTTGGGTAAAAAATGGAAAAACTTATCCAGCTAGTAAAAAACCAGCTAATGTTGCTGAGCCTTGCTCGGGTTATCACGTTAGAGGGCAGGCAATGGATATCGAGCAAAGCTCCTTTAATCGTAAGGACATACGAAATCACGGACCAATATATCAAGCGCTATATAATGCAGGTTTAAGAAGGATTTCTGGTGAGTGGTGGCATTGGTCTATAGGTGAAACAGAACACCCTAGAGATAAAAGATTTAGTGATGATACTTGGTAAAATTTATTTTAAAATTGAATAATGGGAGGTATAATAAAAGCAGAAAAAACCGAATTTTTAATTAAAGATCCTGGTTTTTATTTGGATGGTAGATTGACTGCTATAGTTGACGGTAGTCAATATGACTTTATGGGTCGTAAAATATTTACTACTGGTTTCTTTAGAAAAAATATAGGTTTCGGTATAACAAATATAGATGTAGAAGTGAATGCTTCTTTGCAGCCTATAGTGACTATTACGTTTAAAGATTTATATGGAAATGCTGTTTTTGGAAAACAAATGGTATCTGAAGAAGTGCCTAATTATTCTGTTTTATTTAATTGGCCGCCACCTAAATTTTTATTCACATTTAAAGGGTATTTAGGTAGGCAAGTTTCTTGGGTTCTTAATTTAAAGCAAACATCAACTTCATATAAAGATGATGGAAGTTATGAGATAAAGTGTGAGTTTATTCCGAGTCAGTGGGGTTTTATGGGTGATTTGCCTTTTTTGTTTTTATTAGCAGTAAAAGGATTAAAAAGAGATGAATTACCTCCTTCTGAATTTAAGAAACAGCAAACTATTTTTGATTTAATTAAAATAGGTATTAAGGCTGATGCAAAAACAAAAGAGGTAACAAAACAATTTGATGTTCTTCTACAGCAAATGAATTTAATAAAAACGAATAGAATAGTAGAGGCTATTTGTTATAGTAAAATAATAAATTTTGATGAAAAAATAGATGGTACAGCAGGAGGTTCAAAAGTAAAATCTACAAAAGATGGCGCAAACTCTATTAACTTTCATACAATTACATTTCCAACTCCTAGAAACTCATCTATAAACTCTATTGAAAAAATAAAAGAATATACTGGAGGGAACGCTGATGCACTCAGAAAGGTTAATACGTTTTTGTTATTGAATGCGACAATAGGGTCAAGAGGTAGTCAAGGTATTTCATTAGATTCTGTAGATTTCAGTAGTGGCGCATTCAAGCAAGAGGAAGTAAGAAAAAGATTGAAACAGGTTGATGATAATATTAAAGTTATTGAAGATGCTATAAAAAAGAGAGTTTATGATTCTACTAAAAGTAAATTAGAAAAAATAACTATTGGACAAATATTTCAACAAATTGGAAGGGATTCTGGTTATATTATGGGTAAAATTTTGGAATATGGAGCTAGGGGTTATGATAAGTATAAAAATGACAGAAATTCTTTAGTAAAAAAACAACAAATTATAGGAAAGCAATACCCTTTAAAAGTAGACCCAGTAACTGGAACTGAAATTCCAGCAATAGGAGAAGGTGTTGGAGTTGAGGAGTTTGAGTTAAGTTTTGTTGATAGATTTATTACTGCTGTTAGTCAAGGTGTAGCTAAGGATTTGGTAAAAGATGACAAGAGAGGTGTTTTACAAGATAATGATAAGTTAGTAAGGAGAATTATAAATATTGAAGCCCCTAAAGGAAATCCGTATAAGCCTTTTTTTAGAAATATAGCTCAAAACATTATGGTGAGAGCTGGAATTATAGCTTTTTTAGTTAGAAGTAATGACCCAAACTATCCAGGTTGGTACGACAACTTTTATTTTGATAGAGCTTCTATAGATGAGGTTTTAGAACTTGCAGCTTCGGATATGGAAAACATTACTACGGATATGTTGGCTGAAATGGATGAGTCGGAATATATTTTATTAAAAAAGTTTTGTTATTATTGGGTGAGATTAATTTCTGACGATGGCACAAAAGTGCTTGGTAGTGATGGAAAGCCAGATGGTGATTTAGAAGGTGTAGAATTTAATCAAGGGATACCAAGTTCTGCGAAAAGAAATGTTCAAGTTGATTTATCTGATAAAAGTGTAACTTGGGATATATTTGATGTTTATGATTATGTTTTTGGAAAAAAAACTACTCCAGATTTAGATGAAGTTGGTTACGACAAATCAAATTCAGCGTTTATATCAAGATCAAAAATGCAAGCACAAGCTGTGTTTAATAATGATATATTATATAGAGTTCCAAAAACTGACACAGTTACTGATGATTTTACATTTGTGTTGTTTAGAGGTGGGGATGCTACAAAGGCAAAAGAAGCAAATAATGCAGTTAGTGATAATGAGGCTAGAAATGAAGATCCTGACGCAACTGGTCTTTTAGGTTCGGTTAGTGGTCAAAAACCTTTGTTTGGAATTGTGCCTATAGATACATATTACCCAACAGGTTCAGAGGCTCAAAATGATCCTACAAATTCAGGGGGTACAATTACTCAAATTTTGGCAGGCAATTCTACAGAACCATTAGGTAGAATAAAATTTATAAACGAAAGATTTGCTTTTGCTGTTATTAATTATTTAGAAATTGAAAATCCTTTAACTGAACTATTTGAGTCTAGTGGAGATAAGTGGGAGGATAGAGTTATATATCCAAAGGATGCAAAAATAGTTCCATCTGATTCTGTAATTAATTCTTATAATAAGCAAATTCCAGCTAATAATTTAGCTGTGGCTGTAGCTATGGCACCACTATCAGACGATCAAGGTTTAGTTTTTGCTCCTTTTTTAAAAAGTACTTCAGGTGTAAACCATAGAGCTTCTATAAAGCGAATGTGTAATATTGTATTAAATAAAATGTCTGTTGTTGAGCAAGAAAAAAATCAGATAATTTCAGACGTTTTAGGTCAGGCTATTGAAAATAGAGATTTAATCTATAAACAATTTCATACACTATATCATCAATGGGAGTCTTTGTTGTTTGATGATTCTAAATATGATGCATTAGATTCTACAGATAATTTTACTCCTATTCCAATAAATTCTATAGCTAGTACATTAGAAAATCGTTACGGATCAGCAGATCCAAAAGATAATAAAAGACATTATTCTGTAAGAGGTGTAGATAAAAAAACGCAAATAAGTGGATTGGATACAAATGTATTTGTTTATGATTATCCATTAAGTGAGAAAAATAATGTAGATATAAAAAATTCAATAATTAACTTAGACCCGTTATATCAAGTGGATGGAAATACAACTGTTTTAAATATGTTTCAGCAGTTGTGTAAAAAAAACAATTTTATGTTTGTTCCAATACCTGGTAATGGAAATTTTAATGATTATGAAGAAGTTTTTAAACCAAGTATAACAACTAAAGTTAAGTTGCAGAATTTATTTTATGTAATGTTTAATCCTACTCCTGAATCTAGAGTTAAATCAATTAATCAAAGTAAATCTACACTAGTTGAAGATTATGGAATATCTAGTTTAAGTCAGACAGCTTATGAGGTTAAGTTGGGGTCTCCAGATAATAAAGTTTTTACAAATTTAAGTGTAGATTCTTATGAAACAAAAACTACAGCAGAATCAATAATCAGCAATCAAAGAGCTACAGATAATGATAATCCGCATAAAAAAATAGCTACAGATTGTTCTCAGCTTCCTGTGATGGAAGGAAGAAGTTATACTGCCAATTTTGATATGATTGGAAATGCTCAGATATTTCCTATGCAATATTTTTATTTAAATAGTATTCCGTTGTTTAATGGTATATATCAAGTTATTAATGTTAAGCATAATATAACTCCAAATGATATGAAAACTAGTGCTGAAGGTATTAGAATGAGGTTTTCTGCTGGTGAGTTGGCTGCTATAAAACCAGTAACTTTAGATTCTTTAGCTGGTTTATCTGTTGTTGAGGCAACTGTAGAGTCAGATGACTTAAGAGGTAGAGCTGTTAATACAACTAGGGTTGCACCTACTTATGCGATAGGTATTGATGGAGGTGTGGAAATATTTGATGCCGCACAACAGGATTTAACAGGCGGTCAAAGAGATGATGGTATTACTCCTGTGAGAGCAGGTGATTGTACGAACCCAGCGCCTTTAGCCAATCAAGGTCTTGCAACAGGAAGTAATTTCCCAATTAAATCTGATATAACTATAGCTGGTGTTAGATTTAATAATAAAGACGGAAAACAACAAAAATATGTTATAGCTGAAATTATGCCGATAATTAAAAAAGATTATGAAAATCAAACTAGAGGGTTTAAGCTTCTGGCAATAGCTCAAGCTATACATGAAGGTTTTTATCCTGGAGCTAAGGCATATACTACTAAAAATCCTGGTAATATAGGAAATACCGATAGTGGAGCTAGCTCTAATCAATTAAGATTAGAAAATGGTATCAAAAGTTTATTTAATTATATATACCAAGCGGCATATAAAAGGGATAGGGCTGTAGCCAGACAGGAAAACCATTTAAATCAAACTCATTTTATAGGTACAGATATTTATAGGGGAAGTTATGATAGTGAATCTGGAACAGGTTTAGGTAAGTGTGTGTCAGGGTTTAAATTTAATTATACTGGTACACTGGGTCAATATTTATTGTTGTATGCAACAGGCCCTAGATTGAGTAATAATTATTTAAATAGTATTATTGGTTTTTTTGCTCTTAATAATGTAAAAATAAATAATAACACAACTTTAGCTGAAATATTGGCAATACAATAAAATTTAAGTAACTTTGATGTTTATATGAGTCAAGGTATATTTTGTATTGGTAATATCATCGCTACAAATCAAGAAGATTATTTATTCTTGGTGCAGCATCTTAAAGGGTATCCCTTGAGTGTTGTTAGTGAATTTAAAGAAAGTGATTTGTTTGAAATACCAACAATTATTGTTGGTTGGAGTGTTGTTAAAGAAAAATACCCAAATCAAAATATATTTGACAAAAAAATAAAAGAAAATTTATTTTGGGTTTATAATCAAGATGAGGATAAAAAACTTTTTATTTCTGAAGTGGAAGAGTTTTTTTATAGAGAAGTAAAAAAATGGTTGCCAAGTAACTTCATAGAATATGATTCATTGTTTTCTGAATTAAGTTTTTTAAATTTTTGTGACATTAATTTAAATAAAGATTATAAATCTTTTGTTTATTTTGATAATGGTGCTTTATATGTTAGAAATTATAATTGTGATTATATTATTAACATAAAATCTTTGTATTTAACGGAATTGAATTTTAAATCAATCATTACAGAGTTTATGAACTCTTATAATGTAGTTGCTTTTTCTTATAAAAATTTTTGTGAGTATATAGATTTGGATAATATTAATGAAATTGTTACTATTGAAAATCTAAGATGGGTTAGTATGGGTGTAGATACTAGTGAGAAGTATTTTAATATTATACCTAATTTTGATTCTGCTAAATATACTCCTTTTTTGATGAGTAAACTAAACTCTATCACATTAGATCAAGAAGAAGTTAGATTTTTAAGTAGAATGTGTAAAAGAGATTTAGCTACTTTTTGGATGTCAATTAGAGAATTGGCTTTTTCGGAAAGTTTTAAAAATAATAAGTTAAATTTTAAGCATAGGAAAGGTTATAAACTTGCGAGAATAGATTATTCAAACAAGAGAACTATAACAGGTCGTATAACAGCGCACGACAACTACAATCCTCAAAATTTACAAAAAGACAATCAAGATAGAGCGGATATAATAACTAGGTTTGAAGGGGGTAATATATTAGTTTATGATTATACATCTTTTGAGACTAGAATATCTTTATTTAAATGTAGAGATGAAGAATATAAGCAGAAATATAAAGATTCTGATTTGCATTATGAAACAGCAAAAATAGTTTATCAAAGAGAGAATATAACAGAAGAAGAGAGAGATTTTTGCAAAGTATTAAATCACGCTATCTTGTATGGAGCAGGTGAAGAAACGCTATTAAAAAAGATGGTTAATGTTTTAGAGCCTGAGTATAAGTTGTATTTAATAAAAAGTTTTTTATCTCCTTTGATATCTATTTCCAATGAACTAAAAGAAGTTTATTCAAATAGGGGTTATTTGATTAATGATTGGGGTTCTATTGTGAGAGTGGAAAAAACACATGCCAGTTTTAATAATTATATACAATCTACCGCATCTGAAATAATAGTAGATAAAGTTTGGCAGATAAGGAATTTGTTGAAGAATAAACAAAGTCAGTTCCTTTTTCAAGTTCATGATTCTTTAGTTTTTGATATTCATCCATCAGAAAAAAGTCTTTTAAAGGAAATTGGAGATATTTTATCTACGCATAATGATATGGTATTTACGTTAGCATATAAAATAGGTGTCGACTATAAAAATTTATCTCAAAACATAGTTTATTCTAATTACTAAAACTTTTAATCTATTTATTTAAAGAGATAGATTGTTTATATGTTTTTATCAGAATCGTACAAAAAAAGAATTAAAAATTTAGCTGGTATTATATCAGAGTCTGAACATGAATTAGAATTTCAAGTTAGAGATATAGGTGGTTCTGTTTTTTATATGAGAAAAAAAGGTGATAAGTTTTGGAGGTTTATTAGCTCGGAGGAATTTGCTCAAAATTGTCACAAAGGAAAATTGTTGAAATGGAAGCAGAAATAAGAAATATAATAAGAGAATTTTTCAAAGAAGTTTGGAGTGTAAAATATAAAAAAAGTATAAACTGCAAGCACCCAAAAGGGTTTAGTCAAAAAGCGCATTGTGACGCTAGAAAAAAAAGAAGATCTGGTCAAAAAACTAAATCTAAACCACTAAAATAACTATTGATTTTACATCTTTATTTGTTTATATTTATTTATTGAAATATAAATAAATTTAAGAGTTATTATGGGAAAGATTACGTATTATGTGAAAAAAAAGATTGGTAGAGAAATTCATTCATTTTCAGTAGAAGGAGACAACTTATTTGATGCAGTCATGACATCAAAAAATTTATCATTTAACAATGTAGACAAATGTGGAAAGTGCGGTTGTGAAGATTTAGATTTAGGTGCTCACGCTGCTAAAGGAAAATTTAAGTATGTTACAATTAAATGTAAGCAATGTAAAGCATATTTAAATTTTGGTCAGCAACAAGAAAATCCAGATATATTTTATTTAAGAACTCGACAAGAAGGTGATAGAAAGGTGTTGGATTGGCAAGATGCAAATACCCCAATGGATTAAAAAAACTGAAAAGAGCGGAAACGCTCTTTTTTTGTCAACATAATGTTGATAAAATTAATAAATAAATTTTGAGAAAATAGAAATACTTTGGTAGATTTGTAATCTGAATAAACAAATTAAAAATAAAATTATGGCAAAGAGAACAACAAAAAAAATTGATGAAGAGCTAGTTGATATAGAAACTGGAGAAATTTTAGAGGTTTCAGAGGTTTCAGGGGTAAAAGAAAAGGCAGTAGTAAATAAAGCTTTTGCATCCTTAAAGGATTATAAAGCAAAAATTAACTTTGTTGAGACAAAGTATAAACAACAAGATTGGATTGATATGAGCCCTGCTTATAAACAAACATTTAATCTTCCAGGTATTCCTATTGGTCATATGTGTATGATTTATGGTAAATCAGATACTGGTAAGTCTACAATGGCTATGGAATTAGCTACTTATGCTCAAAAACAAGGAATCGTGCCTGTACTTATTATTACAGAAAGAAAATTCTCTGTAAAAAGATTAGAAAATATGGGTTTTGATCCTGAAAATGCAATCATTTTTAATGATGTAAAAACAATTGAAGAGGGGGCTTTACATATAAAACAAATTCTTGATGATTTAGATAATCCTAAATTAAAAGATTTTAAATTCGATGTTTGTTTCATATGGGATTCAATAGGTGCAACACCCACAAAAGATGAGTTAGAAAGAAAAGAAGACGAAGGAGAAGGGGGTGCTATGATGAAAGCTGCTAGAGTAATGAAAGAAGAATTTCAAAGATATTTAGTTCATAGAATAAATGGCACCAGAGCTGAATCTTGTCCTTATAATGCAACTTTGTTTATGGTAAATCAAGGTTATATGTCACCTCCAAATATACAAATGGGTAAAAGAAATACAACTATTGAGCCTTATGGCGGTGATAGTCTTGTTTTGCCTTCTACTTTAATATTTAGAATGGGAGGTGTAATGACTAGAAGTGCTAAAGTTGATGCTACTAGAAATGGTGAAAAAATGAATTACGCTATTAAGTCTGGTATATTACTTGAAAAGAATCATATCACAGAAACATCTGCAAAAGGTACAATCGTTTGTACAAATCATGGTTTTGTGTTAGATGACAAGAATGCTTTAGATGAGTATAAAAAAGTATATGCTCCAGATTGGAATTTGGAATACGAAAAAGGTTGGGATTCTGTTTCTGTTGATTAAGCCGAGTTAATTATATTATGGCTATAAAAACGCTCTTAATTGATGGTCAGTGGAATTTAAAAAGAAATTTCTACAAAAGAAAAGATTTAAAGACGAGTACTGGTCATTTATGTGGTGGTAGTTTTGGATTTATAGATAGTTTGAGTTCTGTAATGAAGAAAGTTTTGCCAGATAGAGTTGTTGTTATGTGGGATGGTTTTCATTCTGGAAAATATAGATATGATATATATCCCCCATATAAAGCAAATAGAAATAAAGATTGGGAAAAAACTGAAAAGGCCATCGCAACTGATGGCCTTTATAATCCTCAAGATTTAGAAAAGGTTGAGTTTTTAAAACAAAAAATAGCTTTACAAAACTATTTAGATGAATTGTTTGTTAGGCAAATTGAAGTGGATTATATAGAGGCTGATGATTTGATAGCTCAATATATCTTAAAGAGTGAAAATGATAGCGAAGAAATAGTTGTATATAGTAGAGATAAGGATTATTTACAATTGATTTCTGATAAAGTTAGTGTTCTGACTTCAGATAGTGCTTTTACTTTAAATAAAAGAGAATATGAGTCTAAATATGGTCATACTATTGAGAATGAATTGTTGTTTAAATGCTTTGAAGGAGACTCTTCTGATAAAATTGAAGGAATAAAAGGGATCAAAAGAGAGACTTTAATAAAATATTTCCCTAATATTGCAACAGAAAAATATTTGTATAGCAGATTAGTTGAAGAAAGCTTGGAGGCTCAAAAAACTAAAAAGTTAAAAATTTATGATAAAATAATAGAAGCTGAAAGTATTCTATATAGAAATGCGAGACTTATGAATTTAAAAAAACCATTTTTAAACGATGAAGCAATTCAGAAGGTTGAAGCTATAAAGTATGGAACACTTGGAGAGGATAGAAGTGTTGAGCAAGCTATAAGTGTTTTTATAAAAGATGGAATGATTAGTCATTTGCAAAATGGAAGTTTGGAAGATTTCTTTTCTCCTTTTTATAGAATAATGACCAAAGAAATAGAGTATTCAAAAGGAATGAAGATTTAAGTATGGAAATTAAAAATAAGAAAATAGAGCCAACTCAAGAAGTGGATATTCAAAATTTAATTTCTTTTTTTAAAGGGGATGAAATTGAACCATTTGATGTAGATTATCAAAATAGATTTTTAAAGCTTTTTATAACAGATAAGGATGGGTTTCCTGAGAGAATAATTGACATTGTTCAGGTTGATTATTTTGAATCATACCAAAAGATTTTGCTTAATTATCAAATTGATTTTTATAATAAATATAGGGAGATAGCTAGGTTTAATTCTTTAAAAGATATAATTAGGCAAAAAGAAAAGGGTTTAGCGAAAGATCATTTATTAGGATTGGTAGATAAACTTGAGTCTATAGAAATAGAAAACTCCAATCATTTAAAGGATTCTGCTTATTACTTTTTTAAAGAAAAAAGTGTAAAAAATTGCTTGTTTGAACTAGTAAAAGACTGGAAGGGTCATAATTATGACTCTATGAAGATTAAGTTGGAAAATGCTCTTAAGGCTGGAGAACCAAAAGAAACTGGCCATCATTATTTGAGAGATATAGAAAAGCGATTGGAGCGTGATTTTAGAGCTCCTATTCCAGCTATGCCTGGTTTAGATAAGTATATTGGTGGTGGTCTAGCTGGAGGTGAAATGGCTATTGTATTAGCCCCTCCGGGTGGTGGAAAATCAATGGCTTTAGTAAAAATAGCATCTACAGCATTGTTAAATGCAAAAAAAGTTGTATATTACACATTGGAGCTTTCTGAAAGTGTAGTCGGTCAAAGATTTGATGCATGTTTAAATGGTATTAAAATTAAAGATGTTTGGGAGTTTCCAGATATTGTAAGAGAAAATGCTATAGACATAGATAATTCTGGTGGTCAGTTAGTTATAAAAGAGTTTGCAACTGGTCAGGCTACAACAAATACAATACTTGCTCACTTAAGAACTTTGGAGGCTAATGAGAATTTTGTTCCAGATATAATTTTTATAGATTATGCTGATATTATGAAGCCTTTAGCTAATTTTAGTGAAAAAAGACATTCACTTACTAGTATTTATGAGGGTATTAGAGGTATTGCCGTTGAGTTAGGAGTTCCAATTTGGACTGCATCTCAAACTAATAGAGCTGGTATGAATAAAGATAAATTTGGGTTAGATGCAATCGGAGAAGCTTTAGGTAAAGCAGCAACTGCTGATTTGGTTATAGGCATAGGTAGACCAGATGAAAATAAGATAGCAAATGAAGCAACTTTTGGTATTTTAAAAAACAGAAATGGATCTGATGGCTTTTATTTACCAGCTGTTTTTGATACACATAAAATATTTATTGAAATTTTACCACCAGAAGATGGTGTAATGATGTCTGGAAACCAAAAGACAACCAACAAAAAAAATGAAAAAAAGAAGGATGATGACATCGAAAACATCAATGATATATTGATGGATAACGATTTTTAAAAAAAAAATAAGATTTTATTTTTTTGATTTTATTTATTTCTACAATTGATTAACAAAAGAGTATGGAAGACAAAAACACACAAGAACCAATTTTACAAGAAAACCCTAATAGGTTTGTTATCTTTCCAATTGAATATAATGATATTTGGGAATTTTATGAAAAACACCAAGCAGCTCTGTGGACTGCGGAGGAAGTAGATTTATCTGGAGATATTAGAGATTGGGAAAATTTATCTGATAATGAAAGGTATTTTATTAAAAATATACTTTCTTTTTTTGCTGCATCAGATGGAATTGTAAATGAAAATTTAGCAGAAAATTTTTACAGAGAAGTTCAGTATCCAGAAGCTAAATTCTTCTATGGATTTCAGCTAGCAATGGAAAATATACATGGTTTAATGTATTCTTTATTGATAGATACATACATCAGTAATGGTAAAGAAAAGTTAGAGTGTTTTAGAGCTTTAGAGAATATTCCAGCTGTTGCAAAAAAAGCTAATTGGGCTTTGAATTGGATTGAAAACAAATCTTTCGCAGAAAGGCTGGTTGCTTTTGCTGCTGTTGAGGGTATCTTTTTTTCTGGTTCTTTTTGTTCTATTTTTTGGTTAAAATCTAGAGGTTTAATGCAAGGCTTATGTAATGCGAATGCTCTTATTTTTAAAGATGAAAATTTACATTGTGATTTTGCAATTCACTTATTAAATAATCATATTGTTAATAAACCATCTGAAAAAAGAATAAAAGAGATTTTATTATCAGCTTTGGAAATAGAAAAAGAATTTATAACTGAATCTTTACCAGTTTCTTTGATAGGGATGAATTCTAATTTGATGAAACAATATTTAGAATTTGTTACTGACCAATTGTTAGTTAAGCTTGGTTGCAAAAAAGTATTTAATGTGGACCAACCTTTTAAGTTTATGGAACAAATAGCTGTAGAAACAAAGGGTAATTTTTTCGAGTCTAGAACTGTAGAATACCAAAAAGCAAAATTAAACGAAACAATTTCATTTGACGATGATTTTTAATTTATAAACTATGATGTCATTAATTATTAAAAAAAGAAATGGAAGTGAAACATCTTTCAATCCAACAAAAATCCATACAAGAATAAAAAAAGCTTCAAAAGGCTTAAGTGTAAATTGTGATGAAATATTCATTAAAGTTATTACATCTGCTCCAACTGAAGGTGTAATTTCTACTAAGGAGTTAGATAAGTTAATTGCAGAAATAGCTGCATCTTACACTGGAAGTCACCATGACTATAGTAAGTTAGCTGCTAACATTTCTGTATCTTCATATCATAAAGAAACTGAAGAAAGTTTTTCTGTAACTATGAATAAATTACATGAAGATGGAGTTGTTAATTCAGAATTAATAGAAACAATAGAAAAATATGGTGTAGAAAATGTAGATTCTATTATTAACCATAATAGAGATTATAATTTTGATTATTTTGCATGGAGATCACTTCAGGAAATGTATCTTTTGAAGACTTCGGAGGGTAAAGCTATAGAAAGACCTCAACATATGTATTTGAGGGTTGCTTTGTGGGTAACTAAAACATTAGATCAAGCTAAAGAGTATTATGAATCTTTATCTAATCAGCTTATTTCTCCAGCAACACCAATTATGATAAACTCTGGAACAAAAATACCTCAATTAGCATCTTGCGTATTGCATTATAATAATGATGACTCTAGGGAGGGGTTATTGGACACGCTAAGAGATATTTCTGTATATTCTGCAGATGCAGCAGGTATTGGTTTGTGTATGAGTAATATTAGAAGTAAAGAAAGTAGAATTAAAACTTCTGGAGGGTTTGCAGGTGGATTGCTCAAATATTTAAAAATTGTAAATGAATCGCTTAGATTTTTTAATCAACAAGGAAGAAGACCAGGAAGTGCAGCTATTTATATTGAGCCTTGGCACAAAGATATTTTTGATTTGTTAGAAATCAAGAAAAATACTGGAGCTGAAGAATTAAGAGCTAGAGACTTATTTACATCTATTTGGATTCCAGATAATTTTATGAAAGCTGTTGAATCTGATGGTGATTGGTATTTGTTTTGTCCAAACGAAGTTGTAAAAGCAGGTCTTAAGCCTTTACAAGAAGTATATGGTGATGAATATGAAGAAAATTACAACAAAGCTGTAGAATTAGGTTTAGGTAAAAAGGTAAGTGCTATTGACGTTTGGAAAAAAATAGTTGAATCCCAAATAGAAACTGGTGTTCCATATTTATGTTCTAAGGATAGTGCCAACAAAAAAACAAATCACAAAAACATTGGAGTAATTAAACAATCTAATTTGTGTAATGAGATTTATCAATATACAGATGAGCAAACTACAGCTATTTGTACTTTGTCTTCTATGGTTTTAAAAAATTTCGTAGAAGATGGAAAATTCAACTACCAAAAATTATTTGAAGAAACAAGAAAAGTTGTAAAGGCTTTAAATAAAGTTATAGACATAAATAGTTATTCTACAGAAAAAGGTAGAAAGGGAGGGCTAGAACAAAGAGCTATAGCTATAGGGACTCAAGGTTTAGCTGATGTATTTTATTTAATGGATTATGAATTTACTTCAGAAGAAGCAAAAAAATTAAATAAACAAATATTTGAAACAATTTATTTTGCATCTATTACAGAAAGTAATGAATTGTGTAAGGAAGGTTTATATTCTCCATATAAATACTTTAAAGGTTCACCTGTGTCAAAAGGAGAATTTCAATTTGACATGTGGGGTTTAACTGAGAGTGATTTAATGTGGGATTGGAGTGAGTTAAAGAAAAGTGTAGAAAAGCATGGGGTTTGTAATTCTTTATTTACAGCTCAAATGCCAGTGGCTTCTTCTGCTAAAATTACAGGTTCTTTTGAAATGACAGAACCAGCACATTCAGCATTGTTTAATAGAAGAGTTGTTGGTGGTGAGATTATGATTGTGAATAGATATTTAATTTATGATTTTGAAAAAATAGGTATTTGGTCAGAAGAGTTAAAGAATGAAATTATCTTAAACGACGGTTCTATTCAAAACATAAACTTTAACAACTATTTGGATCCTGAGGAAAAATCTTATTCTAAAAAAGTAAAAAGAGTTGAGCATTTGATTAAGAAATATAAGACTATTTGGGAAATATCTCAAAAAGAATTGATAAATATGGCCGCAGATAGAGCACCTTTTATTGACCAATCTCAGTCTATGAATATTTATATGGCAAACCCAACTTTGTCAAAAATAACTTCTAGTCATTTTCATGCATGGAAGTCTGGGTTGAAAACTCTTTGTTATTATGTAAGAACTAGAGCTATATCAACAGGCGCAAAACACTTGGCGGTGGATTTATCAGCTTCCTCTCAAAATTCTAAAGCTATTGTTGCAAAGCCTGTTTCTGAAGTAGAAGAGATTAAGGTTGATATCATACCTACAAAACCTGTAGATAGCCAATTTGAGTGTTTTGGGTGTTCTAGTTAACATTTTGATTTTTGTGAAACATTCATTATATTTAACGAAAATAATAATTATGAAAAAACCAGAAAAAAATCAAAAGAAAAGATTGGCTGCAGTTAAAAGAGGAGCAAAAAGATCTCAAAGACTTAAAAAATCTAGAGAAGTTGTGGCTAAAAAAAGAAAGTTAGCTATTATGGCTAAAGCCTTAAGAGAAAAGAAAATGAATGAATTAATGGATAAGATATTACAATCTAGATTCAATCAATAATATAAAATCTCTATAAAAATAAGCCTCTATGAGGCTTATTTTTTTTGTTTTTTTTACATATTTATAATAAATATTTTATCGTGTCAAATAATAAAGTAAAAACATTAGTGGAAACAATTGAGCAATTTGCATCTTCTATTGCAGAAGCTCAAGCTCAATCTCAAGCGCAACAAGGAAAGAAAAAGCCTGTTAAAGTTGTATTTGACAAAAGTTCTTCAGCGCCTTGGGAGGTTGTATTTTCAGAAAGAGGGTTTTTGGTTGGAGACACTAGATTATCTTTTGAAGAGATAAAAAATGCATTATCTAAAAATTATCAAATAGTTTTAGATGGAGGAAAAGGAGTTGTTTTAGATGGAGTAAAAATGCAATCAATTTTAAAATATGAGGATAGAGTTTAATATAAAATAATAGAGTTTAATATATAAAGAAAGAGTTTAATAATATACACATTTATCACAATTAAAAATCAACAAATTTATTTGTTCTATAAATTATGCTGTTTACATCTTAATAGCATAAAAAAATCTTATTAATTATAATTTTTTTGTTTAAAAGAAAAAAAAGACATATTTTTGTTGTCAGCCTTTGTTGGCTATAAACTTTACATATTATGGATAATCAAGCAAAACAAGTACTTAGTAGAGGGATTTTAGGAGAAGAAACTGAGAATCCTTACGGAAATTTAGGAGAAATTTCTACGCAAGAAGTTGGTCAAAATAATCAAATAGACCACCAGGCTGCGTTTGAAGCTCAGTTAAAATCTAGTAAAAACCAATCAGAAGCACAAAATCATATTCATGATGGCAGATATGCATATGAAGAAAACGGAACTTATTGTAGAACTGGTAATAATGATAATGGCTTTATAGAAACTGATTTAAAAATAGTTAAACAAAAAGGAATAGAAGAAAGGTGTGTTTCTTTTACTATTATAAATCAAGCAGATACTGCAGAAATATATGAAGATCATAATTTAGTGGTTTTAAAAATGGAAATGAAATCAGAAGAACAATTCAATAGCTTTAAGAAATTTGTTGCAAATTTAGAGTGGAATGATTAAAAAAGTTAGGTAGATATTATGGATAAAACAAACAACAACAACGATTGTTCTACTAGTGGCAATAGTATATCAATCAGAAATTACTTTAAGGAACTAAGAAAGTTAAATACAATCTCTGGAGATGAACAGGCTGAGTTGGCAGTAAAGGCTAGAGGAGGAGATCAAAGGGCTATGAATAGGTTGGTAGAATCTAATTTAAGGTTTGTATTGTCAATTGCTAAAGAATATTCATGGTCTGGTATTCCTTTGGAGGAATTGTCTAGTGAGGGTAATATTGGACTTATTAAAGCTGTAAATAAATTTGATGAAACAAAGGGTGTAAAATTTATTTCTTATGCTGTTTGGTGGATTAGACAATCTATTATGCAATCTGTTTATGAAAACGGAAACACTGTAAGGCTACCAATAAATAAAATAAACAATATAAGTAAAATCAATAAAGCTTCTGATAAGTTATATCAGACTTTAGATAGAGAACCCACTATAGATGAAATTGTAAAAGCTACAGAGCTAACCGAAAAGGAGGTAAAGATTTCGGTTAATGACTCCATGAGTTACGTTTCTATAGATGATAAAGTAAAAGAAGATTCTGATTCTGAGGTTGGGGATTTTATCCCTGGAGAAACCATGGATGATATAGATAAAAAAATTAATTTAAATTCTTTAAAAGATGAAATAAATTCTGTTTTTGAAGATTTAAATGCAAGAGAAATAAGAATATTAAATATGCATTTTGGCTTGAATGGTCATTATGAAATGAGTTTAAAAGAAATAGGAGAAGAGCTAGATCTTACAAATGAAAGAGTAAGACAAATTAAAGAGTTTGCTCTAAAAAAATTAAGAATGTATGGTAAGAGTTCTAAACTAAAAGATTTTTTAAATTGTAAGCTATGATTTTTTCTTGCTATAAATTAAATGAAAATAAAATTATGTCTGATGGTGTTGAAATACCATCAGATGATTTATTGTATTGTTTAAAGTCGGAAGATGATATTTTGTTTTTACTTTATGAAAATCAAAATAAAGATATTTTAGTGTTTTGGACTAGATTAGAAGATTTAAGTTATGTTGGAGATTTAGAAAAAGATATTGATTTTAAAATACAAGACATAATAAATGGGGATTATTTTAATCTAATTTAATTGTTTGCATCATTTTAATAGGTGTAATATAAGATAAATGTTGAAAATATAGTAATTTATGGCCAAAAGAAATATAGTTATCAAAAAGAATGTACAATTAAATTTATTCGAAGAAAACAAACAAAATAATTATACAGAAGAGCAAAAGAGATTTATAGAATATGACAACAATAATTCTGTAATATTAGCCAGCTGTGCTGGTTCTGGAAAAACATTTTCTTGCGTAGAAAGATTAAAAAAGTTAATTACTAGAGGCGTAGATCCTAATAGAATAATTTTTTTTAGTTTTACTAATGATGCAGTAAAGGAGTTAATTGAAAGAGTTAAAAAGCAAGGAATACAAGTAAAAGAAAAAAGTTCAAAGAATGGTATAAAAATATCCACTATACACTCTTTTTGTGGATACGTTTTAAATAGTACTCAGAAAGCAAGAAAAATATCTGATTTCAGAGATTTTATTGAATGGTTTAAGGTAAAATATAAACCAGGAATTTATTCAGACCAAGAGGCTAGAGATTTTTATTATGAAACTATATCTAATTTGTATGAAGATGCTGATTTTATTTCTTCTTCTATAGCTTCTTTTAAACTTCAATCAGCAGATGGTATAAAAGCAAAAGTGCCTTCTTATTTAAGTGAATACAATGCTTTTATGCGTGAAAGTAAATCACGTGATTTTTCTGATATGCTTATAGAAGTAAGAGATATGTTTCGAGAAGATAGGTGGCTTAAAATGTTCAGAGGTAAATATGATTATATTTTCATCGACGAATATCAAGATACTAGTGCAATACAATTGCAGATTTTGCTTTCTTTAAATGCTAAGTATTATTATTTAATAGGAGATAGAAATCAGTCAATTTACGGATATTCAGGAGCTAATTGTACATTGCTTGAGAGTATGGTAAAAGCAAGAAGGGATATGACAGAACTTACTCTTTCTGTAAATTTTAGAAGTGATAAAAAAATAGTTGAAAATTCTAATAAATTTTCATCTCTTAAAGCAGTTGCAAATAGTAATAGTGAAGGCTTCGTTGATACAAAAATAATGTTAAGATTAGATGAGTTAATTGAAGTATTAAAATTTCCTGAGGAAGTAGCTGTTTTAGTTAGAACAAATGATGTTATAAAAAAATTAGAGAGAGTTTTGTTAAAGAAAAAAATACCTATTGCGTATAATAGCTTTATCAGTCAAAAAGATGTAGAAAACTTTAAAAAAGGTAATATAACTGAAGGTTTAAAATATAGACTAAAAGAAGTTAGAGAATATTATAACAATGATGATAGTGAAGTTATAGATTTTATTTATAGACATAGAAATTCAGATAAGCATATCAGAACTATACATAGAAGCAAGGGTAGAGAATATCATACTTGCGTAGTTGTAAATTCTATAGCTCCAGAGCTTTTAGAACAAAATCCAAATTTTCACAAACTTTCAAAAAAACAAATATCCCAAATTAGTTTTGATCCTGAAGATGAAGATGATGTAGAATCTAGAAATATTCATTATGTAGCTGTATCTAGAAGTAAGCATAAGTTGTATTTTATGGTATACATGACGAAATAAATCTTTTTTAGATATATTTATTTAATAGATGAAAAGCGAAAAGATAATAGCGGCAGGTATACTTCCAGTTTGTATAAAAACGGGTAGAATATTATTGATTAGGCGTGGTTTAAATCAGCCACAACCTGGAACTTGGGCTACGTTTGGCGGAAAGTATGAAGAAGGGGAGGATAATACCCCTAAAGATATTGCTATGCGTGAATTTACAGAAGAAAGTGGATATCATGGAAAGTTTAAGATATCTAATAAGCCATTGGATGTTTTTGATAGTAATCACTTAAAGTTTTATACTTTTGTTGGATTATTTGAAGAAGAATTTATACCTAAATTAGAAGAGGAAAATGAAGGTATAGATTATGGGTGGTTTTATTTAGATAATGTTCCCAATGATTTACACCCAGGTGTTAAAGATATGTTTTTAAATAGAATGAAAACTATAGAAAATATTATTTGTTTTTTTAAAAACAAGTAAATATATTTGCACGATGAGTGATGAAAAGTTTTATAAAGAGATTGACTTTATGTTTGAAAGTTACCTCTCTTCAGAAGAAGAGAAATTACAAATTAGAATCAAAGACATTTCTAAAGACAAAATACTGAGTGAAACCGATATGAATTATTCTAAAGTTTTTTTTGACTCTGACCTCAATATATATAAAAAGAATTTTGAAGGTGGTATTGAGTTGGTAAATAGTGATAATTTTGAAGCTGTTATAATCAAGAATGATTAGTATAGATAATCAAAAAGAGTTAAAAGTATTTTATTGGCACAATATGCCATATAAACAATCTGAGATTTTTTTCTTTGACGGTAAAGCAGAGGGTTTAGGTAAAACTTTTTTTCCTTATGAGTTTTTAAAAAATGTTGAATGGTTTAGGTCTTTTTATAAAAATGATTTTAGAGAAGGAGAATCACTTCAGTTTGCATATGATGTTTAAAGATATAAAAAAAGCCCTCTAAATTGAGGGCTTTTTTTATATTGTGTATAAGATATTTTATTTTCCTAATCTTTTATAAACTTCTTTAACAATTTTGTCCATATTAGAATTTATAAATTTTTCGAACACTAAACCTTCTTCGTCTTTCTTTTTTATAGGAGCAGGCGCTTCTGTTTCTGGTTCTACTTCTTTAAATGCATCTTGTATAGAACTTATGTTTTTAGATACAATTAAGTTTTCTAGCCATTCTTCAGGGAAACCAATTTCTTTAGCCACAGCTTTAGATATAGATTTAACACTTGAAGGTGCTAAAACTTGCAAAATCATCATCATTGACAAATCACCTGGTTTTTTACCTTCAAATAAATCTGGATTGTCTGATAAAATATCAGCATATGATTTTCCATTCACAAAAAATTCTTTTGCTAATGTAGCCAAAGCTAATTTACCTTTAGATTCAAAAAAATCAGAAACTAAATTACCAAATTCAGAAAATAGTTCATATAATTTAGTTTTTAAATCAACATCGTCATTTATTTCAATTCCTCCAGCAATATCAAATTTTCTTCCGCCTTCATCATCATAGCCAGGTTGGTCTAAAGATTTTTTTTCTGCACCTCCACCTTTTTTAGAAGCTTTAGATTTCGCAGCTAAAGAAGATGCTTTTTCGGAAAGTTTATATAAAAGTAAACCACCAATACCTGTTGGGCTATCTTGTGTATATGTTGATATTATTTCATCAAAAATAGTAGGATCTCCTAATGATAAAGCCCATGCAGTTAAAACATTTTCCTGAAATCCATCTTCCCAATTATTTCCAAATTTTATTCTTAGGTTTTGTGCTATTGCAGAACCATATTTACCCATTTTTATTGCGTTGTAAGTTTTAGTTCTAGCTAGTGGATAATAAAAATAAGAAATTGCATCATGAATTTTTTTATCTCCTGTTTGTTTATATTCTTCTACTGCTTTTTCTATTAAATAGTTTTGAACAGCTGGAGTAGCCTCTTTGCTACCAAAACGTAATCTTAATCTTCCAGAAATCCATCTAGGGTAAATTGTCTCTGCCAACCTAAGTTCTTCTGGGCTTAATTTTGCAGCTAAATCTTCAGAAGCTTCCTTAAGTAGTTTACTAGTATAAGCAATTTTAAAAGCTTCTCTAATAGTTTTTACAATATTCTTATTCATTTTTGATTTTTATTATAAATAGTATTTTTTTTGTTTTTTTGATATAAATCGATTAAAAAGTAAGTTATCAACACGCTGTTGAAAAAAAAATAGTTTATGTTTATTTTTCTATTATAAAAGTATTATATTTGTATACAATATTAATTAAAATAAAATTTAGAGTTATGGACGGTTTAAATGAAGTAAAGTTAATCGGAAATGTAGGTAAGGATGTAGACTTCAGAAGTGTAGGAAATGACAGAAAAGTTGCTACTATTGTTTTAGCAACAAATAAAACCTACAAAAAACAAAATGGAGAAAAGGAAACAAAAACTGAGTGGCATAATGTTGAGTTTTGGGGTCCAACAGCACAATATTGTGAAAATTACATTAAAAAAGGTATGACACTTTATGTAAATGGAGAATTGAGAACAGATATTTATGAGAAAGAGGGTGTGAAGCAATATAGATGTAAAATCGTTGGTTCTGATTTGTTAATCTTAAAAGGTAATAACAATAACGGAACTTCAAATGGCCAACAAACTAATACTAGCCAAGCAACTACATCGCAAGATGCTAGACAGCAAACTCAACAATACGTTGCAGAACCTGCAACTGCAACTGCAACTAGCGATACTTTTGTGGCTAGTTCAGTGGATGAAGATTTACCATTCTAACATTAGGTAGTGTATTTATCAAAACCCCTCAGATATGAGGGGTTTTTCTTTTTTTGTAAAATATTTATATATAAAAAAATAAATGAAATCTTTTAGAAAGCTTATAAGAGAGATGGTTGAAAAAATAACCAAAGAAGATGGTTTTGGTTTAGATGAAGCCATATTGGATGAAGAAAGAATTACAAATAAAGAAGCTGCTGAAAAAGTTAATAATAGAGAAAATTTCGTAGCTTCCCATACTTATGGTGAGGATCTTGGTGATTTAGGAGAGATGTATGTGGCATATTCCTACGGAGAACAACATCCTCTTTATTTATGGTATAAGAATAGGTGGTATTATAATAATCAAGATTACATTCTAGAAGATGGGGAGATAAATATATGGACTAGAAAGCATTTGAGAGATTTAAAGCCAAATTCAGAAGTTCAAGCTAGACCTACTGCATTTCTTAATAAGTTGATAAAGAAATTTAAAAATACTCATGGCTTAGGTGATAATACTCATACTGATTTAGAGCCAGGAGAAAAATAAATTCTTTATTTTAGTTTTTATGTTTTTTATTTTTGTATTATGTTATTAAGAATTAAAGAATATTTTTTCCCGTTTTTAGTTGCCTTATCCGCATTTTCTTTAGCTGGAGCTGCAGCTTTTTTTTCTGTAACTGGTCTATCTAAATTGTTTGGTGGTGCTCAAGGGGCAGTTATTATAATGGCTTCTAGTTTAGAGTTTTCTAAGTTAGTTACAGCATCTTTTTTGCACAAGTATTGGAAGCATATAAATTGGAAGTTGAAAACCTACTTGACCATAGGTACAATTACAATAATGTTAATTACTAGTGCTGGTATTTACGGATTTTTGTCTAGTGCATATTCAGAAACTTCAAATAAATTAGAAAATATAGATGGTCAAATAGCTTTAATAGAGCAAAAGAAAAAGATTGTTCAAGATGACATTTCTAGATTAGAATCAAATCAAAAATTAAAACAAGATAGGGTTCAGTCATTAATAATCCTAAGAACTCAGCAAGAGTCTAGAGTTGATAGTTTGTATAACAGAAGTAAAGTAAATATAGCAAAAAGAGTAGAAGAACAAATTAATCAATCTAATCTAGAAATAACTAGGGTTACTAAAGAAGCTGATGTTTTAAGTCAAAAAATACAACTAAAAAATGATGAGTTGGCAAAATTAGATACTGAAATATTAGGATTAAAAAGTAATGATGTAGCTGGAGAAGTTGGACCTTTAAAGTATATAGCTAAATTAACAGGCTATAGTATGGATTCTGTAGTAAACTTTTTTATATTATTGTTAATATTTGTTTTTGATCCAATGGCAGTTTGTTTGGTTATTGCCACAAATATAGCATTAGAGAGAGCTGGCTTAAAGACATTGTCTGATATTGTAGTGAGAAAAAAAGGAGAAGATGATGAATTAGAGGTTGAAGATAAAGGTTTGGTTGATAATGATATATTAGAAGAAGTAAAAGAATTAAATCAAAGTTTAGAAGCTAAGGAAGATGATGAAATTTTAGAAGAGATAGAAGAAGTTGGAGATTATATAGATGAGTTTGAAGATGTAATTGGTAGTGTAAATGAATACGAAAACAACGAATCTGAAATCAAAGATTCAAATTTAGATAAAATTGAACTTAAGAGTAATGATAGTGGAGATTTTGTAGAGCATAACCCAAGTGAGAGTATTAATTCTGAAGAAGCTGTAAAAATTTTAAATGATATAAAAACTCATGGTATACATGCTAATGAAAAATATCAAATCTTCTTAGATGCTTTATATATGAACGGAAATTTAAATGTCGGAAGTATAATACCTCCATATAATAAATTCATAGAAGGTTTAAATAATTTAGATGTAAAATACGAAGAAAAAGAAGTGATAGATTTTTTGACTATATGCAACCTTTTAAAAATAACTGATATGAATGGCTCAGAAAGAAAGATAGCAAAAGACTACAATGTTGCAAAGGGGATATTTAGAGTTTTATCTTAGGTTTTAAATCATATAGCAAATAAACAAAATTCCCCATATTTATTAGTATGGGGAATTTTGTTTTAAGAAAAATAATAAGAGAAGTTTTGTCTGAGTATGGAAATATGGCTTTTTATAAGGCTGATATATATTCTACTGATGGTTCTAGGTTTCCGAAATATGATAAAAATAATCCAAAAACTCCAACAGAAATAGATTTTTGGAATGATTTAGAGTATAAAACAGATCAAGATATTCCTATATCTGAAGAGGAAGACTTAGAGTTGAGTGAAGATGATTCTGTTTTTGACGAAGCTACTATAAGTTTAGGCGAAAAAAATAAAGATAAAAATTAAAAACCTTGCTTTTATTCTTTTGGTTTATTATTTATTAGTAAACAAAATGAGTTATGAGAGTGGTTCAAAAAACTTTAGAAAAAGTAATTCTAGAGGTAACGTCAAAAGAGATAGAAGATGAAGGTTTTGACGCTATATGGGATAAGGTTAGAAGGGTGTATACTACAACAGATTATGAGATTAAAGCTATTAAAGCTAGTGAAAAGAACGAAAACATAATCTTTATAGAATTATTTAATAAAAAATTAGCAGACTAAATAATACGTTTGATTTTTTAGTCTCAAACAATTATATTTGTACAACTATAAATAAAAATATGGAAAGAAATAGGTCATTTGAATCTGAAGATGAAGAAAATTCAGGTAGCGACAAAACAAGAAAAACGAATAGCTCAACTCCAAATTTAGATAAATTTGGTAAAGATTTAACAAAGCTTGCCGCTATTGGAAAGTTGGATCCAGTTATAGGAAGAGAGGATGAAATAGACCAAACTATTGAAATTCTTAATAAAAGAAAAAAGAATAATCCTATTTTGGTTGGAGAGCCTGGTGTTGGTAAAACGGCTATAGCTGAAGGTTTGGCTCTTAGAATACATCAAAAAAAGGTTGATAGATCTTTGTTAAATAAAAAAATAATAGAGTTAAATATAACTTCTATTGTATCAGGTACAAAATATCGTGGTGAATTTGAGCAGAGAATGGAGGATATAATAAAGGAAGTTCAAAAAAATCCAGATATTATAATCTTTATTGATGAAATTCACAATGTAATAGGCGCAGGTGGAGCTTCTGGGTCTATGGATGCTGCAAATATCATAAAGCCAGCATTAGCTAGAGGTGAAATGAAATGTATAGGTGCAACAACACTTGATGAATATAAAAAAGTAATAGAAAATGATAGCGCTCTTGAAAGAAGGTTTCAAAAGATTTATATTAATGTTCCTACAAAAGAAGAAACATTCGAAATTTTAAATCAAATAAAAGTAAAATATGAAGATTTTCACGGAGTATCTTATTCTGATGATATTTTAAAAAGTTGTGTTGATATAACTGATAGATATATAACAGATAGGAACTTCCCTGATAAAGCCTTGGACTTAATGGATGAAGTTGGGTCTAGTGTAAAGCTTCACAAAATACAAATACCAGAATCTATTAAAAAATTAGAGTCTGAAATGTCTGATATTGTTGATAAAAAAGAAATCGCCGCAAAGAAGCAAGATTATGAAAATGCAGCAATATATAGAGATAAACAAAGAACTATATTAGCTCTTATCGAACAAGAGAATATTAAATGGAAAGAGCAAATAAAAAACTCTAAAATTCCAGTAGAACTAGAAGATATTGCTAAAATTGTTTCTAAGCATACAGGTATTCCACTTAACAAACTTACGGATTCGGAAAATGTTAAATTAATTAAATTAGATAAGTTTCTAAAAGATAAGATTATTGGTCAAGATGAAGCTGTTGAGAAAATTGTGGATGCAATTCATAGATCTAGAATAGGAATACAAGATCCAGATAAACCTATTGCTTCTTTTTTGTTTTTAGGTTCTACTGGGGTTGGAAAGACGTATTTAGCAAAAACTCTTGCTAGGTTTATGTTTGATACAGAAGAGTCTTTTATAAGATTTGACATGTCTGAATATATGGAAAAAATTAGTGTAAGTAAATTAATAGGTGCACCTCCAGGATATGTTGGGTATGAAGAAAAAGGTATATTAACAGAAAAAGTTAAAAATAGACCATATTCTATATTGTTGTTTGATGAGATAGAAAAAGCTCATCCAGATTTATTTAATATATTATTGCAAATATTAGATGAGGGAAAATTAACGGATGCTACTGGTAAAGAAATAAATTTTAAAAATACAGTAATTATCCTAACTTCAAATATAGGTACAGAGAAAATATTGTCAGAAAAAAGATTAGGTTTTAATACTTCCACAACTCAAACTGATGTAAATGAAATGGTGATGTCTGAATTGAAAAAGAAGTTTAAGCCAGAGTTGATAAATAGGATTGATGAAAAAGTTGTTTTTAAACCTATTAGTGATGATGATGTCCTTAGAATTATAGATTTAGAGCTTACAAAATTAAATAAAAGAATACAAGACAAAGGTTATAAATTATCTATAAACATATCTGTTAAGAGATTTTTGGCTTCTGTTGGATATGATAGAGATTATGGGGCTAGACCTTTAAAAAGGGCTATAACAACTTATATAGAAACTCCTATAGCTAAGTTTTTGTTAATTGAAAATCCAAAAGAAGGTACAACTTTAAAGTTAAATTTAGATAAGAAAGATAATTCAGTAGTGGTAAAAATATAATTTAAATTTTATGTTAAAAATAAAACGTGATTCTAACATATATTTATACGATGAAGTTTTGGATTTACAACAATTAGGAGATCCAAATTCAGTTATTCTTGGTTTTTTAAATTTACCTGTTGAATTAGAGGATGGTATAAATTTATCAGAATTAACAAATGCTTTTTCAGGTTTTAAAAAATTTATTTCTGATTATTTTGCTGAAGAATATGAAGTTGCTAGAGCTTTTTCTATTGCAACAAAATTAGACAAAAAATGTTCTAGTATATCTTTTTTTAAAAATTTTGTAACAGAATTTGATTTAGCATCTTTACAGGATAGTGTTGATAATGAAGATGATGAAGGAGAAAATGAATTTGTGTATATAATAACAGGAGTTGATTTTTCTTTTTCAGAAGATGATGAACAGGGTTCTTATAATATAGGTGATTTACCTATTATTGTAAACAATAAATTGTCTTATTTAGGTGAGGATTTTTCTTTTAATAAAAAAGTAAAATTTACACTTTCAGATATACTTTCTTGTTTGTTTGAGGATATGATTGAGCTTGTAAAAAGCGGTAGAAATATAAAAGCCTGATTTATTCAGGCTTTATTTTTTTATAAATTTCTTTAGTTGTGTTTTAAAAGCTTTTCCTACTAATTCGTTCACATCTTCAGGTATTAATCTTTGTTCGTGGCTAGTTCCTCTCTTCCACTCCTCTCCTTCATCTTCTGATTGTGTGAATGTGTAATAATCTAGTATTGAGTTTATTAAATTTGATAAGTCCATTATTTCAGAATCATAAGATTGTTCTGTATAATTCTTATCAACCATTTCATCTTCTTGGCTCTCTTTCATATTAATTTTATTATAAATATAAATCTTTTTTTGCATAAAAACAAATAGATTAAATTTTACTTTATTTATGTATATGGAAAATGATATTATAAAAGATATTTGTAGAGATAATAACAGAGATATTGTCCTTAAAATGGCTAATGATATACATTGGTCGGATCATATTACTTCATTAAATAAATTGAAGGAATTAGATTTGTTTTACGAAAGAAGTGTATCTGTTTTGCCTAGGTCTAAAAAAGGTAGTAAGTGTTATCTGTCTTATAATAACAAAATTTATGCATGGCTTGAGGTGTATTCTATTACAAAAAAAGCAAATTCTGTTTTAATAAAAATGTTTCCATATATAAATTTTGTTTTTCCAGGGTTGGAAAATAATGACTTTACTGAAGATTTTAGATATTTTTTTGATAATAGTCATGAGCAATAAATATTTATTTTTTTGATATAAAAAGATATATTTTTATTATGAAATATATCTATTTAGCTAACATAAAAGATACTGATATCTATAAGATAGGGTTTACTAAACAATCTCCAGAAAAAAGAGTAAAAAATTTACAAACAGGAAATCCTAATAAAATAGATTTGGTAAATTCTTATAAGTCTGATATAGCTCCTAGTATAGAGTCTGTACTACACAACTATTTTAAGCACAAAAAAAATAACCCATACGATGGGTTAAATTTATTGGGAGAATGGTTTATTTTAAATAAAAAAGATGTCGAAAATTTTTGTGAAACTTGTAAAAAAATAGAGATTAATTTAAAGTTTTTAAATGAAAGTACTTTAAATTATTAAATACTATCTTCTTCTGTACCAGTTCCTGTGCTACTTGAATCTGATTGATTGTCTTCGTTTGATTTTTTGGTTTTTTTTGTGCTTTTTCTAGTTGTTGTATTGTTTTGCATTTTTAATTCATTTTCTTTTGTGCTTTTTAGTAAATCTAAGTATTGTTTTGTTTCTGCATTTTTATTTATACCTAAAAGAGCTAAATGGTGTGTTAATACCATTCCAAAGAATACTATGCTTTCTGTAGATAGTATAAATATTTTTCCTTTATTCCATAATATTATAGCATTTACAATGTCTATTAATAAATACACCAATCCAGTAGTAAGTATTGACCCTAGTATTAAATAAGAACTTATTCTAGTTGTAGATACTTTATTGGAAATTCCAGTAAAAATAGACTTTCCTATATATTCCCAAAGTTTTTTAAATATCATAATTGATTGATTTTTATGTTGTTTTTTACTATTATTATTTAAAAATAAATAAGAGACAAAAAATAAAAAGTATGATAAAATTTTTAAAAGATTTTTTTAGAATGCCAAGCTCAAACGGAGAGAGAAGGTTAGTGAAAAATATTTTTAATGGCAAAATGGTTTGGACAAGAGGTTTAGAGCCGAAGTTTGTAGAAAATCCTGAAATTAAAAAAATATTACAAAAAGAATTTATGCAAAACTCTAATTATGAACCTATTTCAAAGGCTAGGTTTGTTGTAGAGTTTCCTGGTATTGATTCATTTATGATTAGTTCATATAAATTTTTAGGAGAAGAATCTAAAACAAAAAGAGAATGTTCAGAATTTAAGATAAATCTTTTTATAGCTCATAATGTAGATTTAGTTTTTTATTCTAAAAAATCAGAGAAAATTGGTTCTATAAATATTCTAGTGTTGGATCCTATAGGTAATGTTATTAGAACTATAGAATTAGCGGAATGTTGTATTGAAAAAGTTGATTTATATGAAGATTTTGATCATTTAAAATACTCAACAGAAGATTTTCAGTTTATGAAACTTAAAGTTTCACATTTACCTAGAAAAATAAGTTAATTTAAGCCTCAATTTGAGGCTTTTTTTTTGGAAATAAGTTTGCAAAAAAGTATATTTGCATATGCAAAATTTAATATTAGAAGAAAATAGTTCTGAAAACTACAGAATAAGAACTGAGGAGAATGTTAAAAATTCAGATTTAACATTAGCTATAGCTATTGATTTTGATAGTTTTGGTGAAAAAATAACAAAAGAATTAGCTACTTTAAATAATAAAAAATATATAGCTGTTTATCCAGATGGCAATCCTATTGAGAAGGCTCAAAAGATTGTGTCTAAGATAAATGAATTTGATTTGCCTCAAAAATTCACACTGAATATAGCAGGCAATGGTTTGTCTACAATGAAAGGTGAAATGCTTCAAAATGAAGCAGATGAGTTTACTTATGCATTAATTAAGTCTATAAGTCAAAACCCAAAATTGAATAGTAAGATTGGAGTTGTTAGAAGTGGTGGTCAAACAGGTTTTGACGAATCAGGAGCAAAAGCAGGTCTTAAATTGGGGTTTACCACAATTATTCATATGCCAAAAGGATTTAAAATGAGAAATCAAGATGGCAAAGATATTACTATGAGCTATGAGCATGCTAAATTAAGGTTTAATGTAATCAAGCCGAAGACTATATATGTTGATATGGATGGTGTTTTGTGCGATTACAAAAAAACTTTTGTTAGATATAAGTCTAAAAATCCAGAAATTGTTTATCCTCAATCTCAGTATGGTTTCTTTTTAGAGATTGAACCAATTCCAGGGTCTATAGAAGCTTTTTTTAAATTATCATCTATGCATGATGTTTGGATTCTTACAGCTCCTTCTATTTATAATCCTATGTCTTATTCTGAAAAAAACTATTGGGTTAAAAAACATTTAGGGGAAGAGTATTTAAAAAAATTAATTATGTGCCCCAACAAATCCTTACTTAAAGGTGATTATTTGGTAGATGATAATGAATGGACAAATTGGCAAGGAGATTTTGAGGGTGATTTTATTTTAATTGGAAGTGAAGAGTTTCCAAATCTTGCAAGTACTATAAAATTATTTGACAATCTATAGATATAACATTGTAATTATACATTCTTTTTTTTATATTTAAAAATATATTTAAAAAATTACCAAAGTCTTTAAAATAAAAATTAGTAATTTATTTATAATAAACATACATACTATGACACCAGAAAGTTTTACATATTGGTTACAAGGTTTTTTTGAAATATCAGATGCAAAGAAGCTAGATGAAAAACAAGTTCAGATAATTAAGGATCATTTGTCTTTAATTTTTAATAAAGTTACGCCAGATAGAACTGAAGTTTCTAAACTTGATTTGTCAAAAGAACAAACACTTGAAGGTTTTGAATTTAAGCCGACTAATTTATACTGCAGCACTTCAACAGCATCATCTTTAGGGGTTAATCCAGATTTAACAAGATTAATTTGTTAAAAGCCATGAAAATAAGAGGTAAGCTATATATAGAAAACTTGGACGTTCAAATGTATGAAGGCATAGCTGATTTAGCTGAAAAGAGAAAAAAAAGAATAGATGAAGAGTTAATTCCTACCTTTATAATAGAAGAAGCATTGAATTATTATTCAGAATTAGAAAAATACGAAGTTTGTAAAAAAATAAAAGTATTTTTTTCAAAAAACTCTAAATATACAATAGATATTACGAGAGCTGAGTGGTTTGGATTTGCTTGTTGTAAATAAAAAATATAATTATGAAGTGCCCTATTTGTGTTGAAAAAAAATTGAAGAGTTGTGTGTACGTTGGAATCTCAACATCTACATTGATGTATTGTGCGCCTTATTATGATGAAGATGGTAAATACCACTCACATGATTCTAATGTTAATGCGACAGAATATAATTGCAGTCAAGGTCATAAATGGTCAGAATCTCATATTGGAATTTGTCCTTCTTGTGATTTTGGTAAAGATTCTAAAAAAATAACTATATATAATTCAGAAGAAGTTAAATCTCAGAACATTATAAAAGATATATCCATTACTTCAACAAATGGTAATCTCTTTTTTAAGTAATAGGAGATTAAAAATTTAAAAAAAATTTTGATTTTATTGTAACTTTTTATACTTTTGTA